CGACACTCCTTTGCTAGTGGACTCTAAAAGTTTTGAATCTATTCTTAACTATGTAGATAAGCGTTGTGAAGGTACTGTTGATGTAACACCAAAAGCTGACAATGAATTCTCAATGTACAGCACCCTCCACTATCAAGAATCAAATCTTGGTGTTATCCACATCTCGGGACCACTTACCAATAAGTCCACTGGATGGGAAGCATTTTGTGGTGGAACTTCTTACGAAAGTATCAAAGAAGACTTTGAAGCCCTCCTTGAAGAAGGTGTCAAGACTGTAGCCTTTATGGTTGAGTCTGGTGGTGGTGAAGCGTATGGGATGATGGACACGGGTAATTATCTGCGTAAGTTGGCGGATGAGAATGGTGTAAAGATCATCTCTTACGTTGATGGTTTGTCCGCCTCTGCTGCTTATGGCCTTACTGCAATCTCCGATGAAATCATTACCAACAAGAATTCTGAAATTGGTTCTATTGGTGTATTGATTCGGTTGATGAATGATTCCAAAGCGTTGGAAATGGAAGGCTATGAACGTAGCTTCATCTCAGCGGGTACTGAGAAAATCCCATTTGCAGAAGATGGATCTTTCCGTAAAGAGTTCTTGGATGATCTTCAATATAAAGTAGATGCTCTCTACAAAGATTTCACAGAGTATGTTGCTGAACACCGTAACATTTCAGTGGAAGCAGTTAGGAACACTCAAGCAAACACCTTCCTTGCAGAAGATGCAATTGCCTTGGGCCTAGCTGATCAGGTAATGACACAAGAAGAATTCTATTCTTACCTATCGGGTGAAGCCCAAAACAATAAAGAAGGAAGTTCGATGAGTAATCGTATTTTTAAATTTAGTAAAACCGCTAACGAGGAAACTCTAGAGATGTCTCAACTTGCTGAAATGCAAACTCAACTGGCTGCTGCTCAAGAGCAACTTGCAGAGTTCTCCTCTGTTAAAGAAGCATTTGCTGCATTGCAAGGTCAGTTTTCTGAAAAAGAAACTGCTCTGACTGAAGCTCTCGGTCAAATTGCTCAGATGAAACAAGAAGCTGAAGTTACCAAACTGAATGCTCGTAAAGAAAAATTGGCTGGTGTAATGGCAGCCGATAAAGTGGACAGCGTTAGTGCTGCCTTGGCTTCTCTTGATGATGAAGCTTTCTCCGTTGTTCTGGCAGGTTATGGCCTTCAGAAGCAACAACTTGAAGCTAGCGATCTGTTCACAGAGCTTGGCGATCAAGGTTCCGAAGTTGAACAAACCACCCAAGCTTCCAGTGAAGACCTCACTCTGAAAGCAGCTAAAGCTAAATATAATAAGGAAGGTAAATAATGCCTGTAGTAGCGCGTCCTCTTGAACCACTCTTCTCTGACCTCGTATTTCATGAACTGGACCCATCTGTAGGTTATGCTCGTGAATGCATTAACGTAACCCCACCTGCTGCATCTGCTCCAGTTCTGATGGGTACTGTTGTTTTCCGTGCAGCTAGCACTGATCCAGCCGCTGCTTATGCTGTTCTGGTAAACGCTTCGGATATCGTTGCAACTAACGAATTCGCGGTTGTTTTTGGTGATGCTTTTGGTTTTAACGCTTCCTATGTACCAAACGCTATTACTGCCGGTGTATTCAACTCCGTGTCTTTCAAACGTGGTCCTGTTCAACTGAAAGACTATTACATCAAACTGCGTCACGCAAACCTTAACGCCACCCAGTTCGCCAGCCTGAAAGAAGTGCTGAAGAAGCAAGGCGTAATTGTCGAACTCACTGTAGCTTAAGGAATATAAAATAAATGGCAATTGTATTTGATCGTAGTAATCTTAACCGCGTAGTAGACCGTACCGACGTTCTTGAAGTAATCCCCAACCAATGGGGTCTGATCAATGACATGGGTATCTTCCGTGATCGCTACTCGTCTCAAAAGCGTATTGAAATTGTTCGTGAATTCGACCAGCAATCTATCGCCGTAGACCGCAACTGGGATGAACGTAACAGCACTGTTGGTCCTCTGACCCGTGACAGTCTTCTGTTGAAAATCCCTCACTTCCCAATGGATGATGCAATCACCCCTAACGACATTGACGGTATCATTGCTGTTGACAACGTTAGCGATGCTATCAACCTTGAGACTGTAGCTGGTATCCGTCTGCGTAAGATGGAGCGTCTGCGTAAAACCCACGCTCTGACTCTTGAAGCAGCTCGTGCTCAACTGATTACCACTGGTACTGTATATGCACCAACTGGTACTCTTCGTGCAGGTGCCGTAGCTACTACCAACTATTACACCGAGTTTGGTGTTACTCGTACTGAGCTGCCAATCACTCTGGTAGGTGCAACTGACCCCCGTGCTCAGTTTGAAGCAGTAATTGCTGGCATCCAAGACGGTTATCGTTCCGGTTCTATCATGACTGGTTTCATGGTACTGTGCTCGCCAACCTTCTTCTCCGCACTGTGGACCAACCCATTCGTAACTGATGCTGTTAAATACTTCCAACAATCGCAATCTCTGTCGATTCTGACTGGTCGTCCACAAGCAGCTGGTTTGGATGCTCGTTATCGCTCGCTGACTCTGTGGGGTATGACCTTCGTTGAATATCGTGGTGGTTACACCATTGGTGGTCAAGGTGGTACTTTCGTTCCTTACATTCCAGCAGGCGATGCTTATGCATTCCCAATGGGCACTGATGATCTGTTCGAAACTTACTACGCTCCGGCTAACCGTTTTGGTTCTATCAACCGTACTGCCCAAGGTAGCTACTGGTTCGAATATCTGAATGAGAAAGATGACATCATCGAAATCATGACAGAACAGAACTTCCTGAACGCTCTGCTCCATCCACAAGCTGTTGTACGTCTGTACCTCGCCTAATTGAATTGGGGCCGAAAGGCCCCTTATTCTGGAGAATAAAAATATGGCTTTTACTGCAATCACTGGTCATTTTGACCTTGTGAATCAGCTTAATACTCAACTTGCTAATGGTACTGCTGTTCCTGCTGCTACCACAGCAGTTAGGGGCAGCGTGAAACAAATTACTTTTACTGCTCAGGCAGCTACCTTTGCAGACCTTGCAGCGGCTACGGCTGCTTATAATGCTCTGCTTACTAAATTGATCGCTGCCGGTATTATGCCTGCAAGCTAAAAAACTGGGCAGCTTGTCTGCCCTCCTTTAAGGAGAGGCTATGGCTCTTACCCCAGTAGAACAGGTTCGTCTTCTTATTGGCGACGTGCCTAATAGTCCGTTTTACCAACTCTTTACGGACGAAGAGTTACAAGCTTTCTTGGATATGACTAACCAGAATGTTTTTGCAGCAGCAAGACTAGCAGCTATTGCAGCATCTTTTCAGTTGGCTGGATGGAGCACCCGCGAAAGAACTGGTGACATCGAAGTTTGGTCTAGTCTTTCGACTCAATATTTAAAAGCCCTCGATTATCTTATTAGCAATCCTGGAACACTAATCCCTAATGGCTTGATGCCTTGGTCTGCTAACAGTTGCCCAAGTAAGCTTATGAATATTGAAGTTTGTGATGGTGACAATTGCAGGGAAGCACAAGCTTGTTGCGGCGGATCTTCTGGATGTGGTTGCTCTGATTGTCATGCTGCTGGTACTACTTTTGAATACTCGGTAATTTAATATGAGTTTCAAACTAAAAGTAGACAAATCCGGCTGGAACAAACTTAAGAAAGAGCTTCTAAAAGGATCAAATCTAGAAGTTCAAGTTGGTATTGTTGAGCCAACATATTATGGTTCTGATAATGACAACCTATCCGTAGCTCAAGTCTGGCAATGGCAAGAGGAAGGCCTTCCTGCTCAAAACATCCCAACTCGTCCAGCAATTCGTGTGGGTTTTATGACTCCTATCAAGAAGGGATCGTACGACAAACTATTTGTAGAAAGTATGCAAAGGATTGCTTCGGGAAATAGTACATTCAAACAAGAATATACGAAGATTGGTGTACAGGCCAAGGTTGATTTGAAGAAGGCTGTTGCTGATTGGGATAGCCCACGAAATGCACCCCTGACTGTTGAACTGAAGGGCTTTGATAACCCACTTATTGATAGCGGTCTTCTGTACGACTCTATCGATTCAAAAGTAGCTAATAGAGGAAGTGATTAATGTTAAAGCCTCAATTTCTACTTACACATAAAATTCCTCTGACTATCTATAGGCAAGTTGCTGGGACGTATGATGAAGATACCGGTGAATGGATTGAAGGATCAACCACCGAAGTAGTGTTACAAGTGAATATTCAGCCCCTTAAACCTTATGAGATTATGATGTTGCCTGAATCTGACAGGACTCGCAATTGGGTTAAGTTTTATTCAGCAGATTATGCACGAACTCTTAAGGAAGGTACGGGAGGTTGGTCAGCGGATGAATTCATTTGGAAAGACTCTCGCTATAAAATTATGAAAGTGGATGATTGGACCAACGGAATGGGAATTCTTGAGCACGTCAAAGTACAAGCTGCAAGAATTGAGTTGACACCAAATTGAGGACATCATATGCCAATTTATTCTGATGTCAGACAAGCCATCCGCAAAGGTGTTATAGCAGCTTTAGTTGATTATCCTACAACACTTGTAAAATTTAGTCACGACAATGGTGATGAAATATCAAGCCCTTATGTGGTAATTAACATTCTGAACATTGTTCAACAAGGACACCACAGTACATCAACATTAGTAAATGGCAACGGAACACTAACTTTTCAAGTTGCCTATGAAATTATGGCACAAGTTAGTTTCGTTGGAAGTTCAAGCGGCGACATGGCACAGGGTTTTAACAACAATATCAATAACAATCCCCTTACAAGATTGGAGTTGAATAGAAACAAATTAGGTTTTATGAGGAAAAGCCAGATTCGAAGGGCACCTCAGAAACGAGATACAAAATGGGTTGAATACCACAACATCGATGTAACTTTTAGTTATGTTGTTATCACTGACCAACTCATTGATGCTGTTGAAGGCGTAGTCATTGCTGATGAGACTTCAGAGATTCCAGTAATTATAAAAATTCCAGAAAGTATCATTTATCCGTAGCAATGGCTACATAACAAAGGATCACATTATATGTCCGACTTGGATGATGTAGTCTCCGTCGTAATTACCGATCAGACTACCGCTATTGCCACAGCTTCTTTTGCTATTCCCCTTATCCTTGCTACGTTTACCAATTTTGCTGAACGTGCACGAACTTATTTGAGCATTACTGAAGTGGGCGGAGATTTCCCCACTACTTCCAATGTTTACAAAATGGCCAGTCAACTGTTTGGTCAATCTTCGGTTATTGGCGCCACTCCTCCATCTATCGTAGTTGGTCGTCGTCAAGTTGACAGCGTTGTATTTACTCCAACTGTTGCTGATAATACTGTCTACACTGTTACCCTAAACGGTACTCCATATAGCTTCACTTCTGGTACAAGTGCAACTGCAACTACTATCGTAACCGGCTTAAAGGCAGCTATTGGTACTCCTGCTGGTATCACAGTTGGTGGTACAACTACCTTGACACTAGCTGTGACTACTTCGGGCAACCCTTGGAGCGTTACTGCCTCTACAAACCTTGTTGGTGTGAATACTGCCACTGAAACTTGGCCTGCTGCGCTGATAGCAGTAGATGCAGAGAACGACGTTTGGTATGCCCTGACTGCTGAAACTCAAGTAGCTGCTGAACAAGAGGCTTTGTCCGACACTATCCAAGCTATGGATAAGATCTATGGTCTGTCTTCGGCTGACGCAGTAGCTCCAACTACCGGTGTTACGGATGTTGGTTATAAACTGAATGCTAAGAATGCTGGACGTACTTTTGGCGTCTACTCTGCAACTTCGGCTACTGAGTTCCCTGCTGCGGCTTGGATGGGTAGCCAATTGGCTGTTACTCCGGGTTCTAATGACTGGGATTTCAAGCGTGCTAACGGTGTTACCCGTAGTATCCTTAGCTCGACTCAGATTGTTAACTTGCGTGCTAAATCGTGGAACTTTTTCCGTCGTAAAGGCGGTGTTGATGTATTCCAAGACGGTAACATGTTTGATGGTAAGCCAATCGACATTCAAATTTCTAAGGACTGGTTAAAAGCTCGTCTGCAAGAAGGTATCTATTTCCGAATTATTAACAGCCTGAAGATCCCTATGACTGATCCGGGCCTCTTGATTGTAGAAAATGAAATCCGTTCGGTCCTTAGTTTGGCTGAAAGTAATGGTATGATCGATTCTGGCTGGACTGTACAGACGCCACCGGTGCTTTCCATTCCTGCGACTCTTCGTGCTCAGCGTGCTGCCGGTGTATTCGTAATCCGCGCACGTCTTGCTGGCGCGATTCGCAGTGTCAGCATTCAATTCTACCTTTCCGTGTAATCTAGGAGATTAACAATGGCTTCAAATTATATTGGTAATTACTCTCCTGATGATTTCACGATTGTTATTTCGAAAGGGGACTTCGTTCACACCGTCAGCGGATTTGCTGACGGGACTTTCGTTTCGATGAATCGGTTAGTGCCTAGCTCTACACCTTATCAGGGTGTGGGCACTTCCAACTCTTTTGGTCGTGTGAAACGTAAAGTAACTGGTATGACTGTTGATGTAACTTTGCATCAATATTCTCCATCAAACACAGTTCTGCAACAACTGCAAATTGCTGATGCTCAAACTAGCGACAATACTTGGGTTTTCTCTGTCACGATTAAAGACATCAGTGGTCAAACTGTAGTTTCTTCTAACAGCGCTATTATTGCTGCGCCACCTGCTGTAGAGTTCAGTTCAGACACTTCTACCCGCGATTGGCAAATCTATCTGTTTGGTAGTGACTTGTTCATCGGTGGTAATATTCCTCTGGCTCCTGCTGAAGTTGCTGCTGTTGAAGCTGCTGGTGGTACAGTTGAAGATCGCTGGCGTTTGAATCCTTAATGCCTAATAGGGGCTGAAAGGCCCCTTGTATTTAAGGAGTAAATAATATGGAATTAGCTAACTATTGCCCAGAAGATGTAAATTGCCTTGCTTTTGGTATTCCACTAAACGGATTTGCTGATGGTACTTTTATTTCTATCAATAAAGATAGAATTCCATTCAGCTCAACTGAAATGCCAGATGGTACAATTTCTAGGTTGTACACCAATAGCCAAACATATACCATCTCTTTGACTTTTCACCGGGGATCAACATCCAACGATGTTCTAACAAAGTTATGGCAACTCGATGAAATTAGTCAAGTTGGAAAATTCCCACTGTTGATCAAAGATTTGTCAGGAACGGACATCTTCTTTTCAACTAACACGTGGATTGAAGGGATTCCAAGTATGGTGCAGAGTACAAACTTTGACACTCGTACATGGGTACTTAGATCATCTCAAGCGGTTATCAATATTGGTAGCAACCAAGACGCTAGCGGAATTCTGCAAGATCTTGTTAACCTTGCTTCCGGTGCTGCATCTATTGTAGAGGGAGTTTTATAATTGGCTAACTCCTTTACTGTAAACACGTACAGCCCAAAAGATGTGATTCTAACAATTGGTGGTTATCAAGTTACTGGTTGGCAGTCAATTACAGTATCTAGAACTGTAAAAGGTTTTAATGTGATTCGTGGTATTCGTGGTAAAAATACACGAGTTGCAAACGTTGATACATCAGCAACAATAACTATCTCTTTACTGCAAACATCTCAAGGTAATGATGTTCTCTCTTACATCCATGAGCTGGATCTAGAGGAAGGGACAGCAAGAATTGCTTTAATGCTTAAAGACAGGTCTGGGCGAAGTGTATTCTCTTCTAATGAAGCGTTTATCACCGGCTATCCAACTGCTTCTTTTTCTGGACAATTTGAATACCGAAATTGGGAACTGTTTGCACAGACAACTGCAACCTACACTGTTGGTGGTAATGCTAAGCCTGCAACAGATCTTCTTGACAGAGCCGTCAGTGAAGTAGGGAATTTTATTGACAATGTTTTTTAATTTTGTAAGAGGATTTAATAATGGCTACACCAAAGTTTGAAGTATTGGAGCAAACAACTGTTACAGTTGATGATCAAGATTATTTGGTAACCGCTATGCCTGCCACAAAAGGTTTGATGTTCATTGAAAAACATCAAGCGGCAATTGATGAAGGTAAAGCTGACCTCAGTCAAATGAAGCAAATCATCTGCAACTATGTCTCTAAAGATAATATGCAAATCACTGAGAAATCTTTCGACATTCAGTTTGCACGTAAATACGCTCACTTGAATAAGCTCTATAAAGAAGTGTTGAACTTTAACTTCGAAGAACTTTTTCAGGCACCCGATACAGAAGAGTAATTGACAATAAAAGTCAATCTGGATCGGGGAAGACAGGATTAGAGCAAGAGATAGATAAAACATTCTCCCAACATTGGAGTATCTATCGTATAGCTATGCATGAGAAGGGTGGTTTAGAGCTGGCATCTGAAATGGATTGGAAATATTCTACAAGACAAATGCTTAAGTTAATTGAGCTTCTTGATGTCCATGACTCCCTTACCCAACAAGCTATTGAAAAAGCTAAAGCTGCTAAAAATAAACCGAAATGACGGAGTAGTGAACATTGCAGATTAGTAAGTACTTCGCCTCCATGGGTATAGAAGTTGATAAGTCATCAATTAAAAAAGTTGACAAATCACTCGACCATGTTGAGAATAGATTAAAGAAGTTAGGTAAGTTTGCAAACACACCAATAACTTTATCTCTTGGAAGATTTGACGTAGATCAACGAAGGTTGAATACGACCTTAGGTAACGCCTTAGACATGGCTTCCTCTAGGCTAGTATTCGAGATTAGTAGGTTTGCTGTAGATCAAATGCATCTGAATCGCGTTATGACAGCAGCTACCATACAAGCATCCCGTGTTGCTGGGCAAAGTGCAACGATTCGACCTAACGTTCATGTAAATGGTGTTGGTGGGAGAACTTCTCATGTTGCTGGTGCTGTGGGTGGTGGTCTAATTGGCAGGGGTGTTTCAGGTCTGTATGGTCCGGCCCTGGCATTAGGTTTGGGTGGATATGGACTGAGTGCTTTGAACCAAAGAAACCAACAAGTGGTTAGTTCCCAACTCCAAACATCTGCTGTTGTTCAACAGGCTGGTGGTACACCGGAACAGGGGGCCGCATCGTTTCAGTACCTTCGAAGTGAAGGACAGCGTATCGGTTTTAACTATCTTGATGCATCAGGAGATTACAACAAATTAATTTCTGGCCTTACAGGTTCGGGTATAGGACTTAAACAAAGTCAGAAAGTATTCTCTGGTTTCGCTGAATTGGCACGAGTCAACAAGTTGGATAAGACGACTCAAAATAGGTTATTTAGGGCGCTCTCCCAAGTAGCTGGTAAAGGCAAGTTGATGAGCGAAGAGCTTAATGTTAGGCTCGCTGCATAGAAATATGTAGAAAAATTTACTTCTCTAATTGCTGGAAACTCCCGTCAGGGGTTGATTACTTCTCCATATAGTGATATATTGGATGAACTCATTTGTAACGGAATGAGGGATAGTGACAATATCAACCATAGGGACAATCAGCAGCTAAGAAGCCTTAGAAAATCCCGAATATCAGTAAGGAGCAACAAATGCAAGAGAAATATATACAAGGTGTTTTGGTAAGAAAATCATCTCTTTGGCCTAACTACGGTTGCTCTATTAAAGGAAGGGTCTTCCGCTGGGAGTGGGAAAAAGAGATGAAAGTGGGAATGCTTCGCGGTGAAGATGTAAAGAACTACCCTTGTGTGAGAGTAAGTCACGATTGTAAAGCTTCATGGGCTAATGTACACGTAATGGTGGCTGAGTGCTGGATTCCTAATGATGACCCCGAGTTGAAAATAGAAGTTAATCATATTGATGGTAATAAGCTTAACTACTCAGTTTCCAATCTTGAATGGGTAACAAAGTCTCAGAATCAACTTCATGCTGTTGAAACTGGCCTGAAACAAAAAGGTGAGGATCTTTACAATTCTCAGTTAACAAATACTCAAGTTCATATTATTTGTCAAGAACTTCAAAACGGTGCAAGACCTAAAGACCTTGCTGATAAGTATGAATGCTCTGTTGATATTATAAGAAAAATTAAAGATGGAAGTACTTATTTTCACATTAGGTCTTTGTACCCTATGGATCATAACTACAGAAAAGACTTCTCTGAATCTACAGTAAGGTGGGTCTGTGATAAAATTATTAAAGGTTATTCTGATAAAGCAATTTCAGAAGAGTCTACCAACAAAGATTTGGTAATAATTGAAATCAAAAGAATACGCAATAAAATCAGATATGTACACATATCTGATGAATACTTCTAAGGTTTAAAGTTCAACGGCCAGTCGAAAGACGTACACTCAAGTGAGTGGAAATGGGAAGACACTGAACAAGTAAAGTTGAAGTGTAAGATATGGTCTATTCTATAGCGAGAGTTATAGCAGTTCATAAGAGAACGGAGCAGAGAGTAACGCCTCTGCTTGAATATAAAGTACAGGTCAAATCGCAGAGGCGCTGCCGGGCGGCACAGCACTCTTTGCGCAGGCTTATCAAGCTAAAATCGGCGGAAACAAAACTGGTGCAGATGCTATTCAACAGCTTTTAGCTGATATGAAGAAAGGTAAAGTAACCAGTGATATTTTAACTTATGCCGGTGCTGCTGCTTCTCAAAGAGCTAATGCTGGGGGTGCCTTGGCCTCTGCAAGCCAAGCCTCTCAGGCTGAACAAGCTCGCTATCAGAATTCTGTAAATGACATGGCTGTTCTAGCATCTAATTCCGGCGTAGAGGAAGGCTTTGCAAGAATCTTCAGAACTTTGAATGCTGGCTTGAGTGAGAGTGGTAGCCTTATCCGTACGCTGGCTGAAGGGTTCAATGATGCCACTAAGTGGGCAGATGATCTTCTTCTGTTTCCTCAGTCTTTTATCAGAGCACTTGAGGGAAAGGATAGTCTTGTAGCTGATTGGTTGGGCATAGGTAAAACATCTCAGTTGGTAAAAGATTGGCAAGACATTAAGACTCTCTGGGAGCAAATGTCTGCACTGAATCCTACTAATCTATTCAGTGAATTTCTACCAACTCTTCAGGCCACGACTAAAGAACTTGCTGCAATACTTAATGCTATCGGTGAGTTCCAAAGGTGGAAAAGTGGTTCTCTGCCTACAGAAGCTACAAATAATAGCTCTACTGAAAAAGCAAATCTGTTTGGTCTTGAATATGCCTCCCCTGCGGCGATTGTTGGCGATATTATTAACAACACTGGCTTTAACTTAGCTAAAGCTCGTGAGCGTGGAAGAGCTGTATACGACGATCCCACATCAATGTATTACCACGATGCTGCTGGTTATGATGATCAACAAGCTGAAATGGCCAAGGCTGCTGCTGAAGATAAAGCGATGGGTATTGTGACCAACAACAGTAACCAGATTGACATTACTGTAAACGTTGACGGTTCAACTCTACAAGGTATGGATGCTAATGCACAAGCTCAAGCAATTGGCGAAGCTGTTGCAAATATGTTTGTACAATCTTTTGATCAGGTGAATGTTCAATTCCCAGTAAAACAATAAGGAGCCTCTATGAGCTTAGCCATCGAATGGGGAGACTCTTCCGTACAGGATGGGGGCTTCATCTACTGTGATGCCGTACAAGCATATACACAAAACTACAGCGGACAAGTGACAAAACATCCCGTAGACACGGGAGGCAATATCACAGACCATTTCATTAAAAATAATCCAACATTCACAGTTGGTGCTGTAATTACCGGGGTGGACATTTCCACTGGAACTTACCTGATTCAAGACTTGGATGGTAATTCTCCCTACAATAGCAATGAAGCCCCCAATGCTGTTAGTGTAAATTCTACAGATCAAAGTGTCCTTAAAAAGTTTATTCCCGATAGTATTGGACAATTTCTTTCAGACAGTACACCAGAAGTGGTTGTAGATTCAAGACGTGTTGATTTGATTGAACAGATTAGGCAGGCACTGATTGATTTAACTTCTGGTGTTGTCTTCAATGAGAAGACTGGCCAATTTGACCCAAGTATTCAGTTGGTCCGTTTGTTTGAATATGATGACACAAAACTTCGTAAGGTAATCAATAATCTTGTTATGACTAAGATTACTTTTAAAGAAGATGCTAATACGGGCTATGGGTTGTACTGTGATATCACTTTTGAACAAGTTACTTTTGCTTTCTTGAAGAAAACCGCCATTCCAAAGGATGTTCAGGATTCTCTTAAAAAGAAGGCTTCTAGTAAGAATTCTAAGGGTAAGCAAGACAGTACACCACAGGATATTGGATCAGGTGATTCCCCTAAAGATACTGATCCACTAAGACAGGCGAGAGCAAATGGCTGATAAATACATAGCAATGCCCTTGTTTAGTGATCCTTATTACACTTATACAATTGCTCTTCAAGGTGACTCCTATATTTTTGAGTTTATCTACAACGAAAGGGCACAGTTGTATTTCATTAATTTGTATGATGCTGACAATAATCCTATTGTCTTAGGTGAAGCTCTGGTTCCTAACTACCCTTTGTTCTTGGATTATGCAATCTTCCCTCTCACTGGCTTTATCTGGATGGAAGAGAAAGCAGATATTATTAGTGAGCCTTATAAAGTTTATCCTGATTCTATTGATCAATATTACAACATGTTCTTTATTTACACAGAGGAAGATTAATGGACTTAATCCAGAAAAATCGCCAGTACGAATTAATCATTGGGGATTATCAGACTGGACAAGGTTTACAAATCACAGAACTCCAAGTAACTTTTGACATTAGTAAAAGTTCTGATAATAAGAAAAGAACAAATAGCGCATCAATTGAGATTTATAATCTTTCTGAAGATCATATAAAACTTCTTGACACCGACTATCCTGCTGCTGTGTTTTCTGCTGGTTATCTGGATACTGGTGGCCCTAAACGTCTTTTCTCAGGACAGGTTACACATGTGTCAACTAGAAAATCTGGAACTGATAGAGTTACACAGATTCAGATGGGTACAGGTTACACTGAGTTAAACCATCAAGTGTTGTCTGAATTTGTTCCAGAGGGTCTGACCCCTAAAGATGCAGCTAACCGCCTCATTAAAGCCATTGGTGCTGATAGGGGTGTTTTCAACGGAACAAACCTCAATAATCCTCTAATCTATGGATACCCTCTCAGTGGTACTCCTAAAGAGATGTTGGATGAATTGTGTGAGAAATATGCCTGTAATTGGCAACTTGACGACGGCGTTGTGTACATCCATGACAATGATCGGGGTAATACGGAAAACTTTCAACAAGCCTATGTGATTTCAAAGTACACAGGTTTGATTGATACAGCCTATAGAGTATCCGGCGACAGACAACGATCCAAAAAGGATAAAGTTAAAAAGCCCGGCATTCAGATGAAGATTCTGTTGAATCCAGATATTCGAGCCGGAGATATTATCCGTCTTGAAGACACACTAATTACCGGATGGTTTAAAGTGGAATCACTTCGTCATTCTGGTGGTTGGAGAAGTTCAGGATGGTACACAGAAATCAAGGCAACAAGTCTTGAGAAAGTTGTTCAACAAGGAGCTAAGACTAAATGAGTGCAGAAGCTGTAGCAGCTATTCAAAGTACGCTCACTAGCTCCTTTGATAGTTTAATGAACAACAAATACACCATTATGCCTTGTATTGTTGTGGCAGTAAGGGATGGGTTGAATGGTCAAATGGTGGACATACAGCCTGCTATTAATGATCTTCAGCAAGACGGAACAGTTAAAGAACGTCCTACCATTGGTGGTGTTCCTGTATCTTTTCAAGTATCAAATAAGGCAGGGTTCACATTTCCTGTAGAAGTTGGTGATACTGGAACAGCCATGTTTTCCATGAGAAATATGGATGCATGGAAGGGTGGAAATGGTAGACCATCAACCCCTAGAAATTTTGCAAAGATGGATAAATCTGATGCAATCTTTCTTCCCGGAATTCAACCTCCGGGAGTTGCAGTAAACAATCCGGCAAAACATGTCCTTCCTCACAATACTAAAGACACCGTTCTTTTTGGCAACTTGGGTGGTGCTGAGGCAGAGATTAGGATTAAGGCAGATGGAAGTATTGGGATTACAACTAGTAATATGCCAATCATTATTGAAGGCTCTGATGTAACGGTTAATGCTGCTACTAGTTTGAATTTCAACACACCAAGTTTGGTAGTTGATGCTGATAACACTACATGGATTGGTAATATGACTTATCAAGGAAATATTATTCAGACAGGTAATTACACAGCTACTGGTGTACAAACATTTAATGGTGTTGTGTTCAGCACACATAAACACCCACCGTCTACATCCCCGCCAAGTAACTAAGGAGATTGTTTTGGATTTTAAACTCGGTCCAGACTGGGACATAATTTGGCGGAATGGTCCTCTACGTAAAGAAGAGACTACACAACCACTTACAGAAACTGTTGGGCAAAGACTTAAGATCAGACTTCAGACTTTCCTCGGTGAATGGGCATTCAATACAGTCTACGGCGTACCCTACTGGCAACGTATCCTTGCGATCAAGCAAACCTCTAAAGCCGCCGCTGATCTTATATTCCAACAACAGATTCTTGCAGAAGAAGGCGTTAAAGAGATTGTAACTTTTAACTCCACTTTTGTAAATCGTAAATACTCTCTTGTTTTCTCCGTAAGAGTTGTTACAGGAGAGGTTACAGCACCTATTGTAGTTCAACCCTTGAACTGATAACACTATTTAGAAGGAACATATATGGCAGGCGTTACTGATCAAGGGTTCGTCATCAAAAGGTTAGCTGACATCCTTGCCGATAATCGAGCACTGGCTGTACAACTTTTCCAAGATCTTGTACAGCCGGGGGATATTGTAGACACTTCTGACTCAAGTGCTCTTGGTCGATTGATCTCACTTGAATCTCCATCCGAAGCAGATCTATGGGAAGCGGCTCAAGAAGTCTACTCAGCATTTGACCCAAACTCCGCTACAGGTATTGCTCTCGATAACCTTGTAGCTCTTGGTGGTCTTACCCGTAAAGAACAAACTTTCACCACAGCTTCTATTCTTATTGCTGGTGATACTAACACTTTGATCCCTGTTGGTCAAACTGTATCTAGCTCTACTACTGGCGAGCAATTCACAACTGCTGGTGCAATCTCCCTTGCAGCTAGTAATGCCAGTGGAATCACTGTTTCTGTTGTTACATTGCAGAATAGCACAGCCTACACGATCACATACACCAATACAACTGGTTCAAATACAATCACTTTCACTTCCGATTCATCTGCAACAGTTCCTGAAATTCTTGCAGGCTTGCAATTGGTGATTGCAGGCGGCCATCCAAGTCTTACATCGTCTGTAGTTGGGACTACACTTGTAATTGATCGTGTAGATATCTTTCAGACAGTAGCATTCACCACCTCTGTTAATCTTGGTATTAACAAAGTACGCACTATCGGTGAAGTAGTTGCCGTTAATGCCGGTCCTATTGATCAGCCTGCAAACACAATTGATACAATTCTTACCCCGATGCTTGGTTGGGATAGTGTTATCAATCCTCTTGCAGCATCTTCTGGTGAAGATAGAGAAACTGATGAAGAACTTCGGTTAAGGTTTCGTAATGCTAAGTTTGAAAGAGCTACTAACACTTATGACTCTATCTATTCGGCATTGATCAATCTTGATGGCGTAACAGAAGTTACCATTTACGAGAATGAAACTAATATTACAGATGGTAACGGTGTTCCCGGACATAGCTTTCTTCCTATCGTAGTTGGTGGACTATCTCAAAGTATTGGTGATGCAATTTGGGAAAATAAACCAATTGGTATTCTAAGTTATGGAAATACAAGTGTAAACGTCTCTGATATTCAGGGTGGGACACACGTTGTAAGTTTCTCCCGCCCAAATGCTTTGGTTATTTACATCAGCATGGACATTACAACAGATGCAAACTTCCCCGCGAATGGTAATGATCTTATCAAGTCTAATATTATCCAATACTTTGAAGACAATCTTGGTACAGGTGATGATGTTATCTATAGTCGTTTGTATACTCCGATCAACGCCGTACAGGGTCACGAAGTTGTATCATTGAAAATTGGTACTGCTCCAAGTCCTACTGGAGTTATTAATATCCCTGTAGCTTTCAACCAAATTGCGAGCATTAGTGCTATCAATATAGTGATCACATAAAGGAATTATTTATGTCAGAAGTGAATAATTTTTTTATTGAACAGTATTTAGAAGTTGCTCGCTCTAGAGTGACAGAACAATTCAAGTTCAACACCGAAGATCAGTCTGGAGCGCTCATATTTGACAAGTATCTCCAACTCCTTCTTGGTGGAAAGATTGAACTCCAAGAAATATTCCGTCAGCTCATGCAAGAACGCTCAATTGACACTGCTACTGGTGCTCAGTTAGATATCATTGGCGAGATTGTTGGCCAACCAAGAGAAATCATTGATTCAGCACTTCTCGTGTTCTTTGCATTTCAAGGTTATCCAGATGCTCAGTCCTATGGTGACTTGAATAATTCATCTCTTGGTGGTCCTTACTGGAATATTAATAATCCTTTAGCCGGCAATACTCTTCTTACAGACGAACAATATCGATTATTCATTAAAGCTAAGATTCTTAAGAATAGTACAAATGCTACACCAGATCAATTTATCCATTTCATGCAGTTCGTGTTTGGTATTGATCTTAACTTGGTAGTGGCAGAGGGTAATGCTGAATTTACTGTGATGATGGGAAGAGAGCTTACTTCCTTTGAGAAAGTTCTTTTGACGTATACGTCTTATTCAGCAGGATATCCATCAAGGTTTATTCCCAAGCCAATTGGTGTAAAAGTTAATTTTGGTCAGTTTATTGCTGAAGATTATTTTGGATTTCAAGGCGCTCCTAACGCTAAGGGTTATGGAGATTTGAGTGATTTATCAGTAGGTGGTCAGTATGGCGAGCTACTTTAATAAGGAAACAAACTAAATGGCTACTGAGGTAAACAAACCGGATTTCTCTTTTCAATGGGCATCTGGCGGAGCAATTGTAGCTCCTAGTAATGTTAAGATTCAAACTGGGTGGACTGCTGAAGTTCCTCCTTTTCAGTGGGAAAACTTCCTACAGAACCGTCAAGATAATGCAATTCTCCACTTGTTCCAGAAAGGCGTCAGTGTTTGGTCAGCAACTGAGAATTACTACTCAACAACAAATGGTACAAAAAGTTATGTACAAGGAAGTAATGGAGTTATCTATGTTGGAGTCCAAAATAGTATAAATCAGAACCCAGTTACCGATGTTACATTTACATACTGGAAACCCTTCGTACCTGCTGGTGGTACACTTATAAAAACTACAGTTATCAATACTTCTGGAACATTCACATTCGATACCCGCACCACTAAATACCGCTTAAGAGGCGTTGGTGGAGGTGGTGGTGGTGGTGGATCTGCTGCGACCTCTGTTGGTAACGCAGCAGCAGGAAGCGGAGGGACAGCAGGAAGCTATGGTGAAGGTATTTATACTAGTCCCCCGGTGAGTGTTGCCGTAACTGTTGGTTCAGCGGGCACAGGAGGAGTTGGTACACTATCGGGCACTAATGGTGGTGACTCTGTTTTTGGAGTTATTATGACATGCCCCGGTGGTTTTGGTGGAGTTGGATCTGCTCAAGCCGCGATTGCAGCACGTATTTCTGCTGCTAACAGTGGTACTGGTAATGCTCCAACTGGCACTAACATTGCTTCAGTTCCCGGCCAAGCAGGGGATAATGGGATAGTCTTGAACAGTTCTCAAGCTGGTGCAGGTGGCAGTAACCCACTAGGAACAGGAGGTAATGCACCAGTAGCTACGGGGGGTAGGGACGGAACGGGTATGGGTGGTGCAGGATCTGGGTCTAATTCACCATCCAACACCGCGGCTTCTCAGCAGGGCGGTAACGGGACTAAAGGTGGCTGGATTGTGGAGGAATACGTATAATGAGCACTTATTGTGTTATTGATTTACAAACAAACTTGGTAATCAATACAATTGCTTGGGATGGTATCTCAGACTGGACGCCTCCTGATGGCTGTATAGCTGTAGAATCTTCTGTGGCAGGTAAAGGTTGGAGCTACATTGACGGAGAATTTCACCCACCTCCAGTTGCAGCGCCAACGCCAGAAGAAATTCTGATTAGTCAAAGCTTTAAACTACAAAGTCTAACCCAACTGGCTAACTCTCAGAAGGTAGCCTTAACTAATAGAATTAGTACACTCAATGATGCTATTGAGTTAGAGATGGCCACACCTGAAGAAGAAATTGAACTGCCTAAAAGAGTTCTACAACTTAAAGCTTGGAAAACTTATGCGGTGCTTCTGGGCCGTGTCACTTCTCAAGCTGGGTGGCCTCCTGATGTAGAATGGCCTGTCCAGCCTAGTGAGGGTATGGATCTGAGCGTTTCAGCAACAGCACCATCAAATGTTTAATTAATACTTACCTCCACTTTCAACCGAGTATTATAATTATGGATTACTCTAAAGCAGCACAACTCTTAGGTGTCGAAGTAGCCGCTGTGAAAGCCATTTCCTCGGTTGAAAGCTCTGGAAATGGCTTCATTAAGAACTCTCAAGGGGATAAAATCCCTAAAATTCTATTTGAGCGTCATATCATGTTCGAGCGTCTCAGGGACTTTACTCCAATCAAATCTGCCAACATGGCTGCCAAATATCCTGACATTGTTAATCCAGTTGCTGGTGGCTACAAAGGTGGATTGGCTGAACATGAGCGTCTTGATAGAGCTGTGAAGATTGATAGGAATACAGCCCTTGAAAGTGCTTCGTGGGGTCAATTTCAAATTATGGCTTATCATTGGAAGGCGCTGGGTTATGTATCGGTTCAAGCATTTGTAAACGATATGTACACTGAGCAAGGTCAATTGAACGCTTTCATTAAGTTCATCCAAGCAGATAATCGTCTGGTAAAAGCTTTGAAAGAAAAAGATTGGGCTACCTTTGCCCGTGTATTTAATGGGCCTAACTATGCTCAAAATTCTTATGATAAAAAGATGAAAGAAGCATACGAAAAATTTAGGTAAACAATATGGCAGATGAAGAAGTAAAGCCTGCAACACCCATCACAAAAGATACAGCTGTTGAAGCAACTATTACTTCCACTCTGTCATCCACTCCAACTAAACTAACAATCGTCCCAAATTGGAGAAAGGTTCTTAAAACTTACTCTTTTTGGACAACAGTTGCCTCTGCATTGCTTAGTTTAGTCGAGATTATCCTACCATTCTTTTCTCTTCTTGAACCAACAATGTCTGTAGCTACATATGGTATCTGTATGTTTGTGCTTAACGTGTCTGCTGCATTGTTCAGGCTTATTAAGCAACATAAACTGTGGTCTACAGACGAGAGTGGAAGTAACGATGAAGTTCCTAAATAGTTTTCTTTCAGGGATTCCAATTACTTGGTATATCATTCTATTTTTAGCTGGTAGTCTATCCTTTTCTCTCTGGTTTTTACAAGGTAAAATTGAAGAGATTGGCTCACTCAAGACAGCACAAGCATCTTATGTTTTAGCGCTAAAATCTAGTCAAAAACAGCTAGAAACGGCAGGTTTATCCTGCAAAGAAGATGCTAAGTCTGTGGTTGAAGTTGAAGCTCAGAAAGCATCTTTGAGAGAAGCTACAAATACTGTTAATGAGAAACTAAACACCCTTCGTACTCCTAAGAGTAAGGATAAACTAACAAGAGAAACCTCTAATGAATCTTCTAAAGTCATTCAGCCTTCGAAAGGGAACTATCTCCCTGATGATGGTCTTCTTAGTCCTAACATTACAAGCTTGCTCTCACAAGGATATTGTGCCGTCTATCCAACAGACAGTAGCTGTGTTTCCAAGTGATGCATTACTAGTTAATCCTTGTAAGGCTACCCCAGCAGGAGAAAGTTTGATTGATCTGGCTCTCGCACAGAATAAGAACGTTGGGTGTATAGGGCTTTGGGAAAGGCAGATGGAAGCCTTGAGAAAGAATAAGAGGGAGCAGATGAGGATTTATAATGTCAAATAATAGTGCGCCTAATGACAGTGCTAACCAAAGGATTACAAACTTCACAGAACGTGTTGCTATTGGTCTTCTCAGCATTGTTTTGAGTATGGTCGTCTACGCATATCAAGGTGTGGTCAGGGACACTAAAGATCTCCAAGCTCAAGTTACTCAGATGCAAATGAACAAAGTAAACAAAGAAGATCTTCGGGAAACTGAAACACGACTTAACACCAAGATTGATGCTGCTTTTAATAGCTTGGCAGCACGTGGTGAGGCTAATAAAGTAGATCTTATTCAGCGACTTGATATGTACTTCGGGTCTATTAAAAAGCGCTAGGGAGTGGCGATCATGGTGTGGACGATCATTGAACGTGTTATACATCTAACCACACTGGTGCTTTTGGTGCTGATGATTACGATTATCTTCACAAATAATAAGTCTGGGGAAGATAGAAATAACTTTAGTTTGAAACTTGAAGAATTTAAACAGGATAATGCTAAAGTTACAGCTAATAATATAAGCTACATCGAAGGAAGAATTAATCGACTAGCTGAGAATCAGGATAACTATCAGAACACAACAAGTACAAGAATTTACCTGATAGAAAAAAGAGTGGAAAAGTTAGAACAGGGTAACAAGTCTAACAACAAGATTATCAACAATAATATTTCCAACGCCACTATAAATGGTTTGCCTGTGTCTCCTAATTGATTTTAATGGATTATAAAAATAATAGCTTATAATAAGACCTTAAAAAGCCCCGCTCTCACAAGGAGTCGGGGCTTTGTTTTGCCTAGAGAAAAGTTATTTACTAAACACTCGATTACTCAGACCACTAGAACCAATTGCATCATAAGGGACAAAAACAGCAGCTTTGTTCTCAGCCATCTTTTCCTGTACCTCAAGAGCACGGTAAGCCAAGAGTTTATCACTCAAACCAGCACCAGTTGTTGCGTTGGTGTCACGAAGAGTTTCAGCTTTCTTCATCTCAATTGCGTAGTTTGCTTGAGCAAGTTTCAGTTCGTTGGTTTTCTTAACCATTGCCACAGCTTGACGGTTTGCTTCAGTTTCAATCTCAAGCTTACGTTCGGCTTGTGCATTGTACGCTTGGTCTACAGTGTCAGGATAGTCAAGGTTAGCCAATGTAATATTGGACATTTCCAGAGGACTACCTTTCATCTTGGTTGCAAGTTGTGTGTAAAGGTCAGCAGTAATCTTATCAAAGTTGGCTGCAACTTCTTCTGTAGAATATTTACCAACAACAGAACGGGCTACAGACTGAACAACATCCTGACCATACACTTTGTAAACCATTGGAAGGGTTACTTGATAATTCTCATGCTTAATGTCATTGAACATAGCATTGATTACTTTATCGTCACCAGCAATCCGAGTACGGAATTTAACAGTGAACTTAAGATCAAGATTGTCAGTCATTTTCACACTGATCGGCTCGCCGTAAGTTTGAGTGCTGGTATCAAGAATCACCATCTCATCTCGACCCCACAGCAGATACTTACCAGTTTCTTTTACATCTGCTGAATAACCGCTTGTACTCAACACTTTACCTTTAGCTGCTGGTGGAACTGTGTAAAAACCACAACCAACCAAACTAGACATCAGACCAGCTACAAACAACATTTTAGTTTTCATCATTTTACATCTCCTAGGTTATTGAGTTTTCTTTACAACGGACTCGAAGGTTTTATTTACACTTTCAACATCAGGTGCATTGCTAGTTACTTTACTAACTTCTTCTGGTTGTGAAGTATTGAAAGAAGATCGACCAAGCTCTTGTTGTCTGTCCCCAATATTGAATGCTGCCAGAATTGTAAACAGAAGCATTACACCCGTCAATGTAAAAGTGACCTTTTTATAGTTTTTGATGCTGTCTTGTTTCTTTCCTGTGTACAACAAGATCAATGTTACTGCTGTGATAAACAGCAAAACGCCAGTAAGCTTATACAAACTCCATGCCAAGTAAACGCTCATCCTTCCACCCCATTATATGATTCATGTTTAGTTGTATTCATCAAGAAGCTATTAGCTCGTTGACTAACAACACTCAGTTCAAACTCTTGCCCCTCTTTTGTCATAGGTGGCTGTTTACTCTTCCACCAGACAACACCAACAAGTGCTACTATCTCTATCAACCAAATCAAATATAACATCATTCCGTCCTCTTATTAGCACACTCAAAAATAAGCTTACACTTCCTTTCTTTCTCTGTCAAATCTTTCTGTACAACGTTCTTACGAATATCCTGCTGCCCTGTAACACTTTTCTGATATTCTGTCCAAGCATAGCCACCAACAAAGATTGTGATGAGGAGAAAGATGATGGATAAGATGTCTGTTAGTTTCATTCGCAGATACTCTTAAATGCGTTATCACATTCTTTGCGGTTAGGAATTTCTAAAGTACGGTAGACACCTAAATTATCAAAATAACCAAAGATGTTAATGTAGGGCGTTTGACTAACAAGGGTGAGTATGGGACCTCCACTTTGAAGTCTTACTACACCACCAATAACAATTTCTGAATCAGTCATAATCAGTCCCACCAGCTTAATAGTTTAGTTTTCATGAGTTTAGTCAACAACTCAAGATCGTTCTTTTTCACATTCTCTCGCATACGATAAAACTTTTTATATTGAATGCTAGGGAGTGTATTAGGCTTCTGATAAAACTTTCCACCAAACAGGCTACCCTCTTCACGTTTAAATCCTTGCACTTCATACGTGTAATTATCTTCACGAATACGTTTACACAGTGAAGATACAATCAGCAACTCTTTAGCTGTCTGGTCACTTCGTATCAAGTGCCCGTGATTCTTATGACATTCATGCATATCCTTTGTAGCAGTTTCCATCAGACGAAGCAAGCCTGTGTAATCCCAACTACGATAATTCCAGAGAGTTTTGTGGAAGACATACAGATTCCTGAAATATTTCCAAATTGTTGCCACTTTAATTGTATAGATAACGTCGGGAATAAACAACCAAATATTCTGAAGTTTGTCAAGCCCTTTGTCTGTTATCCAATGAATCTTTGGAGAGGTTTTCTTGCAGAATTCTTCATGTGAATCCCACCCTTCCATTGTGTTCCATTTAGGGTTCGTTAGCCCAAAGTGTTTACGGATAGCTTTGGATAGTTTACTGGATGACCAGTAGCTGTAGCGTGATCGGTAGGCTAGAAATCGCATTATTGTTTGTCCTTTACACTTTTTAATTTCTTCTGCATTTTATTCAAAGCTTTTTCGGCCATCTGCATATCCATTTTGTACACAGGATTTTCAAAAATAGATTTGAAGTTGTTGGCAACATTACTTACCGCAATAACATTTCCTTTCACATAACCACGAGAATTATCAATACGATCAATTGTGACATCAGATTGAATTGCAGATTTAGCACCTACCTTATTCCGAGTAAGCTCTATACCCGTATACCCACAATACTTAGCTGATAATAGGTTTCGCACAGAAATTAAACTAAGTTTGAACTCAATCTCGCGGTCACGACAAGATTCTACCTTAGATTTATAGTAGTTTGCAACCCACAACTCGAACTCTTCTGAAAATTCTTTAGGCATTTATTCTCTCCTGATAAAAAGAAAGCCCCTAAGCTTTCACTAGGGGCAATTATGTTTGATCAAGAAAGGGTTGTCAACAAGATTTTGTGTTTTTCTAGGTAATCAATCGCGCTTTGTAGAATTACCGGGTCATCCATTGCCTTACCTAGCATAATATTACAATTGCCGCAAAGTATTTCTCTCATCCCTGATGAGTCGTGACAATGATCTAATACAGCATGTTTTCTATCTGAAGAGTAGTGTTTTACACCAGAAAAGAAAATGTCATAGTGGCAGATAGCGCATTTACCATCTTGACCATCCAACATCTTTTGTCTATCAGGAACTGTAATCCCATATTGGTGTTTTAGATGGGTACAAGCACAACAGAACCTATAATAGCTCCAATGGTTTTTCTTTGGTCGCCAAACGGGCTGCTGTACAGTATTCTCACATCCTTCACTAGCACACAAACAAAGCATCCTTGCTTCATCTGGTAGAGGTCGTATTTCAACATCTACATACATGCCATACACTCATCACGAGAAGCCTGAATACCCGCTTTGGAATACACATAGTACAATCCAATGATATCTTCGTTCAAAAATGCCTCCTTGTGTACTTCATTAATGTAAGCTTCATCCTCACCCGCTGCGAAAAACAAGTTTAGGGACTGCCATTGATCTAAGAACTTACCCCGAGCAGCAGCCAGACGAATGATTGCGTGCTGACTGATTTCAAAAGCTGTACGGAATACCAACTTCTCTTCGTCAGTTAGCCAACCAACATGCTGCACGCTTCCCATTTTATCCCGAATGTCTTCAACGTTCTGTTTGTTAAAAACTCCTTTTTCCTTCATCAACTTGAGTAAATAGGGATTAACTCGATCAACTTCCCCACCAGCACTTTTTTGTGTGTAAACCATGGCAGTATCTGGATTAATCCCTTCACTTACGCCACCCATAATCAAGGCGGTAGACTTAGTAGGTGCGATAGCTAGAAGGTGCGTATTAGCTCGACCATAGCCCTTCATAAACTTAGGCTCACCCCAAACACTTGCAAGCCATTCAGATGCTTTAATAGCTTCATCTTGAATGTACTTCGCAATCTTATTGTTCAGCATGTGTGCATCAAAACTTTCAAAGGCTACCATCTTCTTTTGAAAGTAAGAAACAAGACCACATTGACCCAACCCCAGCGCCCGACTTGCTTTAGTAAAAGCTACAGCCTTTTCTAACCCCGGAATATTCTTGGCACGTTCAATGAATTCTTGGCAAACAGCATCCAAGAAAACAATAGCTGTTTGAACAGCATCAGTACTGTGCCATTCATCAAACAACTCAACGTTCATCGAAGCTAGAACACAAGTGTAAGTGTAATCTTTACTTGAATGCAAAAGTATCTCATTGCACAACTGGGGAGCTTTGACGTCAAGATTTTGTTCTACATACCATTTGGGACGTTTACGTTCTGCTTTTTGAGGAAAGAAAAAATAACCTTTCCCTGTAACCATCTTTGTCTTCAGTGCTTTCCCGTAACGAGCAATGGCATCTTCATCTCCAGACTTCAAACGCTCAATGAATTCATCACTAACATTCCAGCCAATGTTGTTACCATCTGGATGTTGTTCCAAGTAGGTACAAACTTCATTAAAATCTCCGTGATCAATAGGGAGATATCCAGCCCAAGAACCTCGCCGAGCAGTTCCTTGAGCAACATACTCCATATCAGTTTGGAAGCCTTCAATCACTTGCATAACGCCGGTAGAAGTGCCGCCAACGCTAATTGGCGTACCGCGAGCACGGACATCACCAAGATAGCCAGCTGTACCAAAGCCCATCTTAGTAAGCATTGCTGTTTCATGCTTTGCTTTGTAGATACCATCAATACTGTCAGGAATGTAACTACCTGCACAGCTTACAGGAAGGCCCCGGTTAGTTCCTGTATTAGCTAGGATTGGTGTGCTAGGACTCAGCCAACCTTTCCACATAATATCAAAGAACTTTTCCTTCCACTCAGAGGGATCTGGAGTATGTGCAGCGAGTGTTGCCGCAATACGTTGATATTGCTCTTTAGGATTAGCTGCTTGATATAGATATTTATTCTTGAACAACTGCCATGAGCCTGTAGACCAGTGAAGTGGCATCAAACCATCTTCTTGCATTTTCTTACGTTCATCACTCAAAACACGATAACTATTTGTCACTTAATTCCCCTTAAAATTTAAACCCTTGAGCATCCCAGTCTCGTTGGTACTGGTTGCCTTGACTATTGAAGAAGTCAATTGAACTAAACCCATTAATCCCTTTATAAAACCAATCCGCAACAGGGTTATAGTCTACTTTATAAATATTCTCGTACCCAAGATTCCTCAAGCAAAGATTGATTCGGCTTTGAGCAAAATACTCTAACTGCGTATCTGTGATTCCATCAATTTTACCCTTTTCAAAAATCTTCTTAATAATAGCCTTCTCGTGTAAAAGAACAGTCTCTGCTGCTTGAATGATATCAGCTTTCAGTTCTTGTTCGTATTCTTCGTCAACAAGGTCAGCATCTTTCTTTTCTTTCAGCAGAGTTCGGAACAACCAAGCTGCCGCTTCAGAATGGAGGTTCTCATCTCGGGCTGAAAAATTAATACCACTTACCACATTCAATAGCTTGTTCTTACCTTGACTTTGAAAGTGCTTCAAGAATGCAAAGCTTGAGTAGAGAATAGCCCCTTCACCAAAAGTAAAGCAACCCAATGCACGAAGATCATCTTTAGTTGAAAGTATATCTTCCAAGAATTCTACTCGTGCTGTCAAATCAGGGTCATTCAAATATTCATTATAGAAAGCATCTGTTGCCAGACCAAGCTCTTCATTCAATGTACTATAAAACTTTTGATGTACCGCAAGCTCCATCGCGCCAAACATTGCCGCCATTGGTTGAATATCCGCAGGGCGTGGAAACTTTTGCATTACAAAGTTAATCCAGAATTCATTACCGATGATAGCTTCATATTTAGAGAATAGTTTGAGTGTAGTAACTGTGCCATGACTCTCAGCTTCAGTCATATTCACAAGAATATCTTGTTTATCTTTTGCAACTTTAACTTCAAAGTGGGGCCAGAAGACTGCTGCCTGTTGGTCTGTAAAAGCACAGGCTTCTGGATAATCCACAGTGAATTCAGACTTCGGTGTTTGAATTCGTGTTTTCAATTATTGCTCCTTAATTTCCTTTTCCCCATTATAGAGTTCTTCTTCTTCCCAAGAGCTTGATGTACTTCCTTGGTGAAGCATGCCCAACAACTCCCCTTTCATGTGTGCTCCGTGGTCTGAAGCCTCAATCTTAGCATAAACGCTAGCAATACCACTATTCAAATATTGTTTATCGGTACGCTCAAATCCTTCATAACGAATGCAAGTATGAATCTGATTCTGAAGATTACGATGTGTACAATACACTTCTTCAAATGGTTTATTTTTTACATCCATTCCATAACTATAAAGAATTTCTTTAATCTTTGGAATATCATTTTCACCATAAGCTTTAACAAAATTCTTGTCTAGAACAAGGTCACTCATTGAGAGTGAGTAAGCTGCAAGATAACTCATACACTTTCTCCCCAGAATTTATTATATGCCTTCTTAGGGCTTAGACCAGCCTCATAATACATAACCCACTCACCAAGAGTTTCAAGGATTCGCAAATGAGCACCTCGACGTTGAATCCCCTCCCTCACTGCCATAAGTTCTGCTACTTCAAGAATAAAATATTCGATTGGTGATTCTTCAACATTAACGAATGACATAACTTACTCCTCAAACTTATTACAAACATTACCATCAATAAGTTGGCGATATTGAATCCACGATTTGAAATTACCTGACCACATTTCTCCATTCATAGTCATATGAGTTACACCTTCTTCCCAACCACAGCCATTATTTTCAACTGGGAAGTTCATTGGTGTTGCTTGGTGCTCGAAAGGACTTGCATGAACTGGCGTTGATTCTACCAAACGTTGATAAACTTTACGAGCCTTTTCAATACTATCATCAAGCACCCGATAACTCACTTGGGCACAACAACTAGAACTAATTGCAAGTGCATCTTCTAGTGGAGTTTCTGACTCTTTAAGCCAATATCCAGCTTGATAGTAAGGTGTGTGCCAATCATCAGCATCAAGCTCTACAGTGAGCAATTTATTCCATTCAAGCTGTTCGTACATCCGTTCAGCAAGCTCTTTAATCTCAGGTTGTGCATCTTCATGCTTACGCAACCAAAAGAAATTGTCATACTCAGTTGAAGTAAGGACTGTCTTCATCAGTTGGAACGGTTCAAGGATACGATTGACTACTTGTTTATGCAAACCCTTATCAGACAGCAGACTTGCAAAGTATGCAGCAGCTTGGGCAGCTTCTTGCCACAGATCAGCTACAATTTTTTGTTCATCACTTTGTAGCTGATCCTTAGCTTGCATACCCGGTTGATTGATCCCCCAATGCACAGGAAGTGCTGGCTCGTAACGTACAAAACTCAACATCTTTTCAATTGGTACAGCACGACTACTCATCGCGTTACGACTAAACAACCGATGTGTCATCAATTCACTATGAATGAATCTCGGGTATTCCAATTCAAAGGTGGTGATTCGTTTCCCATTTACAGCACTTACACTGTCAGCAATGATTTTAGCTTTAATCTGCGACAACTTCTTTCTCCTTGCTATTCAAATACTCTTTAAACTCAACCCAATTAGGGATCGTTGGGAAGTAAACATACGCCATCCCTGAAGACATAATCAAGTCATAATCTTCTTCTGTTTTAATGTAATCTTCCCATCTTGCTTTTGGTCTGCTTGATTCTATTGTGCAATGTAACATCTCACTTCACCTTACACAAATGTTTATTCTCGTTATAAAGCCCTTGATAACGATCAGCCTTACCAAGCTCTTGCATCACATCATCTTTGCCACCAGCACGAAGACGGTACTTGAGAATATTGCCGAAACAGTACCCATAGAATTGATCTTGTGTCATTGAAGAAGCGATTACTTGGATAGCCTCAACTTGTTCAAATACGGAATAGTGTTTCGGGGAATTGATTACATCAACCCTAACATTCACACTGTGCATTACGCCTTCAACACGTCGTTCAAGTAATCCAAGTTCAGATTCAAGAAACGCTTCCGATTCACCCTTATCGTTTTCTGCAATCCAATCAAATCCGTCTGAAGTGTCAGTAATAAAACCAATCCAACCCTCTTGAGTTGTTGGTGTATTACAGATAGTAATTACTTTGTCACCAATTTTAAATTTACTCATATCTCACTCCAAATAATTATCACAAAATTCTTTTACTGAAAAACTATCCCAACTTTCAATCACACTGTCAACACGCACATCTACAGATTGTTTATACGGTGTTTTATACAAGATTCGCTTGTGTTGATCAAATCCTTGAAGGTTATCCAATCTATCATCAATCATTGCTACAACAGATGAATTCATAAGGAACTTCTCCTTAGTTGCCATGAATCCGGTCATGAACGGGAAGTGTTCTTTAAGCCAGTACACTTTACTACGATGATGGTTTCCTTTGCAAGCTGAGATGAATACAATGCTAAAGTATTTACTCAAGGCTTTAAGTTTTTCAACACTACCTTCAATTGGTTGAAACTGATTGTAATCTAGTTCTCGCCAATATGCATAACGATCTTTTGGTGCGACGAAATAATTAGAAAGATCGTAATCTACTTCACCATTCATTGAAAGCAATTCTAATGATGTTTTGGGAAATGCACAACTTGTTTTCTTAAGCTGCTCCCACCAAGCTTTATCACTTGGACAAACTGTTAGATCAACATCCACTCCAATAATTCTTTTGTTCAAGTTTCTCTCCTCTTTCTTTGCACATCCACATTGTGCTGTTTGTCCCTCACATTCTAGACTAAACGATATTACTTAGCAAGCTTTCTCGTTTCTCTTTGCTCAACAAATTCACACGACTACGACGTTGAACACCTGTTACTTTGTTACGATAGCGTTGATATTTACCAAGATTTGTATAGTGGAATCCGTCTTTTGTCCATTCACTCATATCAAGAATCTCATCAACATAAACATCAAAGTTAGGAAGTGTTGAATCCCACGAACTGAGTGTATCGTAAAGCTCTTCCAAACTCAACACATCATTGATGTTATATTTACGCATTTCTTCCCAAGCTTCGGGATTGTTACGCATACACTCCGACCAAAGAAGATGTCCAGCAAATTTACCATGCTCAAGCTTTTTATATTTAGTGCACAAACGATCTGTCATATACTGAAGCTTGTTGCTAGTGAATCCAAACTGAGCTTTAGCAATAAGCAGCGTGTCTATCTGACGAAATGTACTTGGTTTTGGATAACCATTCAATACAAGACGTGCATTAATCTTCTTGACATCAAATCGCTTGCTATTCTGCCCAACAACTACATCAGCTTCATTCAACAGGGACCACAGATTACCGAGAAGGCTGCTATCATCTTCAAAGTCATCTGAGCCTTGAAGGTCTTCATAGATAATCTCATCCGATCCTTTCCATTTAGCACAGTAGGACAAGATAGACCAATCTTCTTGGATTTGGTTCAACCCAACATTCTGATCCCACAGTGCCCACACTTGTGCAAGAATCGGCTTAAGCTCAATGTCGATAAAGAGAATCTTTGGACCTTCAAGTTTAGCCTCTTGTTTACTACCAAATACAAACTTAAAGAAATCATTTACTTGAGATTTAGATTTACCAATAATATTTGCAATAGCTCGACCACTAAAACCACTATCTCGCAAACTCAGTGCTTCATTGTGCCATTCTTTTGTGATCACTTAAAGTTCCTCTTCAAATTTATCTCGCAAATTACGTGAATGCAAAATTAGACAATCTTTTGGTGTTTCACAATAATCACAGTACCAGTCAATCCAATCTTTAGCGTCTTGTTGCTGTGTGAACACTGCCAAGATATTATCCCAGTCATGTTCAACATGTGTCACAACATAAGCTTTCATCCCACCCTCCAAATATTCTAATAAATTAATTACAAGTGTCTTTAATTCCAATGTGCAAATGTTCAAAGAGACTTTTGCTATCTTCAAAACGAGTAAGACCTTCACCCTTATCTGTTTTGTCCATTGTGTTGGAAGTCAATCTGTTGACAAAATGGTTAAGGTTTTCCCAGTCTTCGTCTGTATAGTTAACCCCTTTCAGTTGAGCTTCAAACTTGTCAATTTTCGCAGACAATTTCTCAATTGCGATCATGATTTCACTAAATTCAATATTAGTCATATCTCAAACCCTCCAAAACAACATTGCCCAGCATTCAGCCATCATCACAAGTTCGACTAGGGAAGCTGTGTAGTGGTACGACCAAAAATGGTCTATTCCATCATTTTCAACTGTGCTCATTCTCTTTCCTCAATTGATTAATAATCTGTCCACGTCGCTTCAACCCATTATTATCTGGTCGAATACCTTTATCCTGCAACCACTTAACATCAGCTTTAGCCTTACAAATGGCGATTGCCTCTTTGGTGTATGAAGCCTCCTCGAAAGTAATTCCCATCTTTTCAGCGTAGCTCTTAATTTTGTGTGCTTCCTTGGACACGATTTGCATATTATCCTTGGAAGCACACAGATGCAGAATGAATGGTAACACATCTTCCCAATCTTTTAAGCTTGCATTCCCAATTACGTGATCAATCTCACTGGCTGATTTGCCAACCCACTCACCAGATAGAGCACAATATGCCCCACTCTTTGCACGTCCTTTATAATCTTCTGGTGGTGGGCTACAAGCTTCATTCTTGAATTCGATCTTCAAAGGCCAACGTTCCCAAATTGCTCGACGTAACGCACCCCTTAAGAATACAAAGAAACTTGATTTAGTAGGCCAGATATGCGGTGCTTCAATCCATGGCTCACTCTTCATCTTCGGTCCAGATACCTTGTTTATAAGCTTCACAAAAGATGTAGATTGCATTGCACATATCAAGGTATTCTTTAGTGGAAGAATACTCCAAGTAACCTAGATCAATAATACTTTCAATGTTGTTCATGATGCCGTCATGCATCTTTTCTGCTGTTTGACTAATCATAACTTACTCCCAATTTATCCATAACATCATAAGCATTAATACTCTCACCCTCAACCTTAAGCATCCTAGCCATCATAAACATCTCATTCAAGACATAATTCCAAGTGATGTTGATAGGGTCGTTTCTCCAGCCTAAAACAGTCTTTTCTTCGGGATAAAGGTACTGGAAAATCCCTTTAAGCTTCTCCCATGCCTCAGTGTCAGTCTTAGCCTCTACTAAGCTTTTGTAGGCTGATTTCCCCGCCCACTTAATGTCTGAGAAACAGTTTGCAGCATAGTTGTCTGATGTATCATTTGAAGCTACTTGCCAATAAAGGTGCATACGTCCAATACCACGAACATCTCCTTTATCATCTAACCACAAGCTACCAAACTGATTGCAGTCTTGAATACCTTCTTCTGGTCGGTTGACGTTGAAGAACTTTACTGGTTGTCCATAGTAGTCTTTATCCAGACCCTGAATTATAGCATTAGGATTATTGTAAGCCTCAATTACACAACGATCATCAGCTTCAATACCTGTGACAATCTCAGCTTTAAACTTACGTTCAAGATACTCTGTAACTGCATCCATATGCAAGGGCCGAAGCATATCCTTTCGATTGTCTTTGTACTTCTTTAGTGTGGACAACTCTACTCGGAAACTATCACCTTTACCCAAGAAAGCTTTGTACTTAGTTGTACCAAGTCGTTTTAGATCACCTTCAACTTGAGTCTTTGCAATCTGCAACACATGATCAATTGGTTCAGCAACTTGACGATCAACAATATCAAACTCATCTACAGCAAAAGGGCTGGCACGTTTTGCATTCAATTCACCAAGCCAACCTCCAGACTTTGCCTTATCTCGTCCGTAGAATTCTGTTCGTGTGTTGAACTCCTTTTCACGCCCTGAAGTTTTATGTGTCACGATAATAGAACGTTTCTCACCAACTGATGCAGAGGAATACTTTACGTAATCTAGGTCTATAATTGAAGTTATTTTACTCGTCATCTTCCTCCTCCCAAAGATCAAAGATGTCCTTAATTTGAGGGTCATCATAATAATCTGATTCGCAAAGATTATCCCAATCCTGTGATTCAAGCTCTTCATTCAAATCAATAATGATGGTTTCAAATTGCTCCTTTGTGACTTTAGCATCACGTAGAGCACCTACAACAGCATCAAAAATGTATGTTCCACCGCCCCAACCCATAAGAGTTCTCCTCAATGCCATTGTTCAAAAGAATGAACTTCAGCATCACCCCCAGTAATTTCTTTAAACTTTGCAATCAGTCCGTCAAAGTCTTTATAGTTAGATGGATAAGTTTCAAAACCTATATAGTACCCTTGATCAGAATAATAACTGATAGCTTGAACTTCCAGTGGGCACTTAATTTGTTCAAGTGCGTATTCAAAATCACCATCAAATTCTTCGTGGAGTTGATCTTCTTTCAGAAAACCTTTTTCAATCAGGTAAGCCTCTGCATCATCAGCATAAACACCAACATAAGTCATTGCACTAACATCTACACCCATTTTAATTCTCCTTGGTAAAAGAAAGCCGGATATTTCACCGGCTCTATTCAAATCAATTAAGCATAAGTTTCATAAGCAACTTTTACTTTATGAAATTCTTCAGACTTCTCCTCGAAGATGTTCTTCACATAAAGGGCCGCAGCAGTTTTGAGAGTCTTAACATCCAACTCAGCTTCTTTACCATTATCTTGCAAAGCCTTGACACTCAGTCGGGTGTTTTCAGCTTCAGTCAGCAGGCGTACCATGTTAGTGAAAAATTCTTGTTCGTTCATATTTGTCTCTCCTAGTAAATTAATTTGTTTTAAATGGATGAGCATCCTTGCTCTTAATTTCCTTAAATAATCATCAACAGACGATCACTGATACGATTGAAAGGCAAATCTTCCTCGAAAGAAGTATCTACATCATTTTTCTGTGGAACTGGGTTTGCTTTCTTAGGCGCTACAGTAGCTTCCTCTTCAGCAGGCTTAGCCTCAGTCTTTTTCACCTTATAACTTACACCCAATACATCATCATCAACCGAATCAGACGAACCTTTACCCTCATAAGCTACGTGCTCAATCACTTGAATAGTGTCCAGAGTAACAGTAAGTTGACCGTCCTGATTCTTATAGCCAAACAACTTCAGGTTAACAACACTACCATTACCGACGTTCTCAGTGAATGCATTACCTTCTGCATCAATCACGTTAACAGACATTGGCAGACCCTTCTTGCTAAACTCAGGCTTGGCAATGTTGAAGCCCCACAAACCATCTACCAGATCATAATTAGCTTTACCTTCTTCAACTTGCGAAGACAATGCGAATTTAATTTTTCGAGGTGGCTTAGAAGTTTTGGTGATGCCCACTTGGGAGAAGGATTTGTTAACCATCACTTCATCAAGCAGCCGATCCTTAGCTTCCTCATCCACAAAGACAGTTGCACTAAACTCTTTCTCCTGCGACTGGTATTTAAGTTTCGGGTCGTGTACGGCTGCGTAGTAAACTACAGCGTTTTTGATGTAAACATTTGCTGTTTCCAGAGTACCCGATTTAGGCAGGTCACGAACGATCACTTCGGTTTTGTTAGTCATATTTAATTTTCTCTATTAAGTTGTGTATAGTTTTGTTCACATTATTGTGAGGGTATATCTGCCTTCCGACAAATTCTTTACATAAACCCAAGAGCAATCCAACCAAAGAACAGTGCACATGCTGGATAAATAATCCAAGTAATTACTGCACTAATCCAATCGTCTTGGTTTTTATTTTCTTTGATTCCACGAGTACCGAGGAACATTCCCATTACAACAGATACGCCATAGGCATGTGCAACAGTGAGGGATTTTACACCGAGTGGTACAATAAACCAAGTCCAAAGTACAGACAATGCATATGCCCACCAAACAGCCATGCCTGCAACTGCTAAAACACCACCAATGATACAGCAGATAATTGCTAGAGCTTTCATTATTTACTCTCCTGTTTCAAAGCCTGATACAAAGCACGTTCACAATTAGGCTCCAGATACAGCGTAGGAGTACGATGTGGATGAATGTACGAAGTTTCTTTTACAGTTGCATTTTCTTTAGCAATTTTACGAAGTGCTTTAGCTTTACTACCACGCATGTGTTTCTCCTTATGGATTCACTTTAATGTATTTTTCTACAATCATAACTAGGTCATAATAGTCCAGATCTTCTACATCCGGATCTTCAAACTCTTTCCAAATATCGTAGTCAATGTGTTGAACTATTTCAGAGACCATTCTTTTTGCGTCATCAATATCCAGCGCCATATTATCGCACCTGTTTAGAGTTGATCAGCAGGAATTCTTCACGGATAATCTTCGCATCTTTATAGCCCAGCGCTTTCACTTCACGAAGCTCATTACGGGCCAATTCGCGAGTAGGAAGATCAGTTGCGAAAGTGTAATCAGACGATACTACGGTGTAATTAAATTTGTACATGTTTATTCTCCAGTTTATTTACAAAGTTTTATAAAGCTCTTCTGTCCATTCTGCATAATCATCTACAGAATTTGAATAGACAGGTTTGTTATCTTGGTCGTGCCCCCAACGTCTGGACAACTCTTCGTTATATCTTTCCCACTCTAAATCTTTTGCACACTGACCACAATATCCACAGTCATCTTCACAACTCATCCTTCATCCTCATCAAATTGTTGAATCAGTTCGTCTAAACAAGGAATCATGTCATCAAGGAATTCCAGTAGTCGTTCATAATAATCAAACTTATCTACAAGATCAACCTTTTCACTTGCTTTCATCTTTCTCTCCTGGTTAATTTAACAACATTTTCTACAGCGGCTTTAGGATTATAGCAAGTTTGGTTGGGGTATGCAAGTCGAATCTCTAATTTCTTTTCGCACGAACTCAAACAACTCGCTGTTACTCCGCCCGTTGAACACACTAGAAATCGTTGTACGCGGAAAGTCCATTTTCATTGCAATCTCGTTCACACCATACCCTAAACTTTCTAACAATGCAATCTTACAAATAATTTCTTTTGTAACTTTTCTGTTAGCCTTGGGGCGATTTGCATTAATCCGCCCAGCCTCAATACCATCTGCCGTGTTTTGTTTCTGTGTTGTCCAGTACAAATTATCAACGAAATTGTTAGCTCGTGTATGATCCTTGTGTCCAACTTGAGGTAGTTTATCAGGATTATCAAGGAATGCAATAGCAATCAAACGATGAACATAACGAACTCGTACTTTTGATTTTGGTCCCTGAAGACCAACTGTCATATAACCAGCACCATTGTCGTGCCAATTCATATACTTTTGGTTCTTCAAGTCAATCACTTTTCCAAAATTACTAATTGCATATCGCTCTTGAATATCATCAAGAATAATCGGTTTCCACACTTCTTTCAATTACTTCACCTTTACCCATTAACGGATCAACCAATTTACGTGCTTCAGAAATATAATATTCATAGTCCACGCCCCATTTAAAATCTTTAATATCATTACAAGTATTGACATTCCACTCTTTATCAATACTCAAACGACGATCACCATCAGCTTCCTTACCTTCTAGTGCTGGCATAATCTTTACAAGCTTACCACCTTCTTTTGCAGGGTAATACCGGCAGATATTCTGCTGCGGTACTTCCGTCCCGTCAGGCATCACCATGATCAAGCGAGAGCTACGAGGTACTTTCGTACGCAACATAAAGTCCCATTTGTCTTTATGGTTCTCAATAAATTCCTCAACAGTTCCACGTCCAAGAATCTCATGCTCAGCAGCTTTAGGAATCACCAACGATGAGAAGTTTTTATTCCAATCCAAATCAGCATATTCGTATGCTCCTTTACGTTTTACACTTCCACCTTTTTCATAGATAGCGATGTAATTGTTAACGTCACGAATTGCCATCATAGAATAATCGTTACGCTCCATCTCCAGCTTTGTTGTCACTTCCCAATCACTGACAATTTTATCAACCAAAGGATCATCAGAACGTTTGTGTTTGAAAGTGATGCCATCGGTGTTAGCCTGTACCATTTTCAAACCTTCAACCTTCAGCAAATCCTCTACTAACATACACAGTGAAAGCTGGCCCGAAATGGTGATTGTCATGGTATAAAGTGGGTCATAAAACGGACTAAACTCACTATTTGAATCACCATACACCCCGTTCAAAGCAAGCTTCATTACAGCGTTTTCTGGGCTACCTTTAGGGTGTGATTTACGCTCTACATAAACATCTTTATAGATACGGCAAAAGTTCTGTCCAAGATGTTTTGGATAGACGTTATTAGAGATCGCTAAATTTGGATAGTAGCTGGCGACATCTCGGTCGTCGATTACTTCATCCTCATCAGAGCGAACAATTGTTGATTCTACGCTACCATGGATACCGCCTGTACCGAAGTCAAGGCGAAACCCATCAACAACTACGTTCAATGTTTCAGCAACTTTCCAGTTCAACCAATAGGCTTTCTTCTGACCACCGCCATTAGCTTTAGTTTCTTTACCTTTCAACTCAATTTCTTCAACCCAAGACAATGGGTTTTCTTCCTTGAGTGCTACTAATTCCTCATCGGTTGGTTTGGTCTTCAGCTTTCGTTTCTTGGTTGTCAGTTGAGAGTATTTAGCAAGCTCTCCCAAATCTTTTTCAAGTACATCAATGAACACACCTTTTGTTTCTATAATGCTCCGCGTCTTAAACCACTTCAAAAGAGCTTTAAATTCCTCACGTTCGTACTTGATGTAAGGAAGAATTGCATCTTTCAAATAAATGATAGGACGTTTCGTTTGATTAATTGTACGTCCACCATGAGGATTCTTTGTATAACAAGATCCCGGCATAGCTTTTTCAAGACGATTGATAAAATACTGTTTACCAATCTTCGTGTCATTATAGTTTGTACAATCAAATCCGTACTTCTCAGTTAGTTTCTCACGAAAACGAATAGCCTCAATAGATTCTTTATAGAACTTCAATGTTTGAAGGACATCGTGTTTGTTGTACTTAATTAGTTCATCAATCTCATGATCCTTTAACATCGTACCAACAGGATAAGGAAGATCCTCAATGTTGTCTGACTGCATATTGAATTCAAGCATCTTCAAAGACGTGGCACGAGCCTTGTTATCGAAGTGATGAATCTTAAACAGATCAACTTGAGGGATCTTTACTTCTTTATCCCGAATTGCATTACCAAACTTCTCATCATTCTGACTACGAATAAGTTTCATAGCTACATCATAAATCTCTTTAGCATTAATCACCAAAGGTTTACCGGCTACTTTTGCTTTCTTTGACTTCTCCAAAATGTAATGAATGACGGGATAGTCAAAGCCGACATTGTTAAAACCTACCAACTTGTGTTTGGACGTAGCTACTTTGCGAAGAAAATCAAGCATCTCTTCTACTTCGTTTTTACGATCACTAATCTCAAAGGTACGAATCCCCTTACCATTTGAATATACAGCACAAAAAGTGTAGCAGTTTGGATACGTTTCAATGTCAAAAATCCATTGTCCTTCAATAAATTTCAAATCTGCCACAAATTATCTCCTAAAAATCAATTTCATCTATGTGGTGTTGCGGTGGATCTTCTACTTTACGGTCAAAATATTCATCACGATCATACTGCTGACGAGTTTCAGCGTCATAGTATAACGCACAAATTTCACCAGTGATACCTCCACGACACTTAGGCATGTCAACGTAGGTGGTATTCTTCTCAATTGGATCTGAAGCCATCTTATCACGATTGATCACAATGTTCACGTCTGCTGACTGAATAAATGTCCCGGATCCTAACGCATCATATTCGGTTACTTTACGTACATTACCATCTTTATCAGTTGGTGGCTTACGGGTGTGAAGAATATTAATGAAAACAAAACCATTCTTCTTTTGCAGCTTCTGCCACATCATAAAGTTTTCTTGAACCTCTGTACCAAGAGAGCGCAAGAAGTCAGTGAGTGGATCAATCACCATCAACCTTGAATCATTTACTTTACCACTTTTCTCCATCTGACGCTTGAGAAGTTCAATCTCCCCTTCTCGCTCATCAATGATAAAGAAGCGAGGTTCACCAGCTTCATTGTAGAGAAGATTATTTTTCAATATCTGTACTTCAGGCTGGTTCAAATAATCAACAGCATCATGACCATCTGTGAACCACATCAGGTTTTTCTTAAGATGCATAGACAGCAAATCAATTGTCAACTCTTCTTTGGTACGTTCAAGACTCACAATAGTTGGAACACGAGGACTATTAAACAACCAGTGATAGATCAAAGTGTCAGAAAGAAAGCTCTTACCAATACTCGTGTCACCGATGATATTCACAACAGAGCCAGTAGATTTAATACCACCACGCATTGCAGCTTCAAGTTTACTCAGTTGAGGAGGTAGACCAATCTTTGGTGCTGTCAAGAACTCAGCCAAACCAGCTTCAGCATCACCAGAAGACGAAATACCGCTACTGATGAATTCTTTAGCATTGTAGAAATCACGCACAAATTGTTTTTCTTTACCATCCATCAACATATCATTTGGATCTTTGCCCGACCATGTAGCGATTCGAATCTTTTCTTTAGGTAATACGTTTGCAATTTCTTTAGCTGCCTTAATACCAGCCTCATCTTGATCCATCCCAATAACAATAATATCGTATTGGTCAAACCAGTCATATTGCATAGCAGCCTGTTTTGCAGCACTGCCTTCACCAGATGTTGGACTTACGACAGGAATAGAATCAAATTCCTGATCCTTACGGTTATCCTTAAGCATTTGATAGGCTGCTGCTTTATCCTCTTCACCACCAACATAGAGAACATATTTGGAAGGTGATTTGAATTTAACCTGACCACTCAACTGACTTTTATTGCCAGTTGATCCAACTTTACCAAAGCTAAAGTCTTTAGGATGGTTGCGACATTTATAACCTGTCAACTTACCATCATTATTAGTTTCTGGGTAGTATCGAGCAATAACATTTCCGTATTCATCCAATTTGGACAAATGACCAAAGAACTTATTAATTTCATCACGAATACCACGATATCCATTGCTCGCATATCCAGTAGATTGAATAAGTTCTTTTACTTCATTCATATCCATAGGTGCAGCGTTACCAACAACCGGTTTATCTGTTGTCTTTTCTTTCTTCTCTTCTAGCATTTTCCTAACCTCTCCCTCCTGAATATCTAGAATCTCAGCCATCTTAGAAACAGCTTCTTTAAAAGAACATTCGTCTATTTTACGGATGAATTCAATAGCATCCCCGCCTTCTCCACAACTTCCGAAGCAATGCCAACTTTGTCCTTCATCATAAATGTGGAGGCTCGGTGTAGATTCCCCATGAATAGGACAGCATACTTTATCACCTTGTGACTCACCAGCATAATGTTCAATTACTGTCCGAATATTACTCATCCCCAACTCCTACTTAAAATCATCATCCCAATTGCTTTCCCAATCTTCTCTCGCCTGACTAAGCTTTTCTTTCAAATTACGTTCAAATTGTTCTTCATATCCCGTGAAGATATACTCAAGAAAATCAGTTAAGTCATAGCCGTTCGCCTCAATAATACCAGAGTACGCTTTAGAACGCAACTCTTCAGGGCTGTACATACGAAAGTTTTTACAGATATTGATTGTACTCATTTCACAGTCACCATAATTTTAGTCACAGTATCAGTTCCACGGTAACGGTCCAAAGGATCACCACCAACTTCTTGAATAACGTAGTGTACACTGACTTTCTCAACAGGTACATCCAAATCATTTGCAATCAGCACTTTAATCTGATCTGGAACAAGTTCATAAATAACCTTGGTTTCTTTTAGTCCATTCTTAAGAGTGCTCATTTATTATTCTCCATGTATTCCTCGGCATCTTCTTTCCACTTAAATGTTGCAACCCAGTGAAAATCTAGTTCGGATGCGTAAAGAATTCGATATACACCGTAAGTGCCATCTTTGTTGAATTGCATATCAAAACTTGGTAATTCGTCATTCATTATCAATATACCTCACCTTTCCATTCAAGCCATTTCCGCTAAATCCGCCTGTTGCACAATCATCGGGATTACCAGATTTAGGGCGAAACCCCACTGCACGCTCAGCTTTGATGAACTCCTCTTTAGATACTTCTTTCTCACCAAGAAGCTCATGTTTGAGATAATATTTCACAATGCAGTCTTCCATACCTCATCCCTTCACCAAACTCAAATGTGATTTCTTCTCAATTCCTTTCCCAACAATTTCCTCATCAGCAGATTTATCTGCAACTTTAACAAAACTCTCTTGCCTCATCTTAATCTCTCCCTCTAGTAGCTCTTGCAACGTGTACAAAGCCAGCAAAGAAAGATCGGCGTAGGATTGAATAATGCCTTTGTAGATTTCCATGGAATGGTTGTTCATTTAGTGTACTTCCTGATAAATTCAATTCGACTATATTTATCAACAACTTTCACATCACCCTTCAGTGTGGTGTCTTCCCAAGAATACCCATGAAGTTTAGTTGCATGCCCACCTTCTAGTTCAATAATACCACCTTCTCCCGCATAACAAGAAGTCAGAATATCCCAACCAGACGAGAAATAAATACCATTCTTCCCACCGTTGACAGTTTCTCCCACTACATATTTAAACTCTCCCCGGTAAATACTTTCAAGAGTTCCATCCTCATTTTCATGAACCCACTTGAAGTTCTTACCTTCACAAGAGATACGGGAAGATGTGTCACAGCCCTTGAGGGCAATTTGATCAAGGATCATATCTTTAGTAATCGTCTTGTCAAATGTCACAAAGGCATTATCAGACTCAATCTCGTTCAAGGTGTCAAGTGCAGATTCTAGACTAAACTCTTCCTTTTCATTAAAGATTTCATCCATGTTCAGACCATACATACCACCAATTTCATCTTTAAGCTTTTCCCAAGAATCAATATTCTTCTTGTTTACTGCCAGAAGAATACGCAGGAACTGAGCTTTAGGGCACATGTAACCTTTATCAACATACTTCTGAACACGCAAAGCACTAATCAAAGGATAAGCTGTTCCTTCGTTGAATTCAAGATAACGTTGGCTGTTATGCTTCATAAACTTTTCGTGCAGTACAAGGTTAGGTTGCTTTTCGCCTTGATCGTTTTCAACAAACTCAAGCGCACCCATATTACAGGTGAAGTCGTAATCTTTGAAGAGACTTGGAATATCTTGAAAGAATTTATAAACAATCAATTGTACATGTTGTCCTGTCTCTTTGTCTCTAAAGAGTACAGAACGATTGGTGAGGTTGTTGGCGATCAAACAGAAGTCGCCTTCAAATACCAAATCAATGAAGAGTGCAAAGTCATCTTCATTACGAAGATAAACATCCACATCATTCACTTCCCGATTACAAAATACAGAAGTGATGGCACCACCAGCAATAATCGCATTACATTCTTTGAGGATTTCCCAAACAGAATCTGATACAAGATTTTGCAGCTTTTTAATTTCTGATTTGTATTGTGTCATTTCAACAACTCCTTCTTTATCAATTCATTTATGTATTTCTCAAAAAGCCCACTCTCATTCTCCACTTCTTCACTGCTCATGTCAAGAACTAAATCGTCAGAATCTGTCCACTGACCTCCAATACATTCCCAATCTAGTCTGTCAGAGGCGTAGAAATCACCTTCAACTAGATCGTAGAGAATGTCAAGGGAATATTGCTCAAATTGTAAATTAGTCAGCATTTTCTACTTCTTCAGCCCATTCTTGCGCTTGCTTAAATAGATTCTCTGCATCCCAAAAGATACTACCAGCATCCTCTGCGCTATCAATCGTTGAATAATAATGGTCACCATCGTGGTTGTAATCCCAACCAAGCTGATAGCTGCACACTTCACCTGTCTTAAAAGCAATATGAGCATTGAAATAACTTACATAACTGTGACAGTCAAAGTGAGGTTGATCCCACATCGAGCCATCTCGATTGAATCGTGCAAAAGCTGGATGTTTTGGGTAGACATACAAATAGACACACCATTTGTTCTCACCATCATATCCAATGTGTTTAGTCACGGACACAAGAAAGTTTTTACCCTCTTTCTTCCATTCAAGCTTTGGTTTCCAGCCTCCTAGATTAGCCATTATTTCTTCCCCTTATACAATGGATCAGCCAAATAAATCTCTTCTGGTGCATCCGGCCATTCTTCACGCAATGCTTCAAAGTTTCCTTGATTCCAGCAGCGTAGGAATTCCATTGGAGATTCCATGTAGCCTTTGTTCAAGACATAATCTAGCACAGCGTTCCAGCAGATGTCAGCATTCAGATATTCACGTTCGATATCTTTTATGTCCCGTTTGAGTTTGTCAACTTCAGCTTCTAGCTCTTCAATGCGACCTAATTTTGGTTCAGCGTCAACAATCTCATACTCATCCGGCTGCATGTACCACACTTGTCCATCATCTCCAGCAAAGCCAAGAGAATCTTTATATTCATAATCCCACTCCGAAGATTCTCTTGTTACAATTTGACCAATACGAAAATCATGACCTGTGAGGTAGCTAACAACTTTTACTTTGGTTCCGTCTTTCATCACTTATTCTCCAATACTTTATCAATGTAATCAAAAACAAATCCATTCAAAAATTGCTGAGAATTCAGCATCCAACGAATATCTTCTTGAGCTTTACGCAGAGCATCTTCAAGCTCCTCAATCCGAGCTTCAGATTTCAGAGACAATTCAGCAGCGGCATGTCGTGCGTCTCTGTGACCAGATTTGTATGCATAGACTTTATTAGGAAAGTCAGCATAATCAAAATCATTCGCAATGGGAATGTTCATAATCTTGTTGTGCAAATTCATCTCAATCTCCTATCAATTATCCATCTACGCAGCACATTTATGTGGTGTATTTATACACACATCTCTCTATACATCTGTGTCAGAGAATATGTCAGATATGTGGGGTTGTCAAGCTTCTTCATAATCCGAGTAGAAAACATCTCTATCGTAGATGTTTCCGTGATCATCTTTAAATTGTGCAACATCGCTGATATGTAGATTATCCAACTTACCACAAACATCAATTCTCATCAATCCTGTCTCAACACAAATCTCATACAAAGGCCAATCGAAAGATGTTCGTCCCCACAACCTCACCCACAAAGGCTGTGGAAGGTTGTTGATAAAATCCATTCTCAATAAATCAGCCATCTCTAGATCCTCATTTACGTTGAAAATAGAGACGTTGTGTCTCCGATGAAGTGAACGATACACCCTTCATCCCAACACGTCAAGACATTATTTGAAAAATAATCACCCCCCTCTTCAGAAAATCTCTGCAAAATTTCTCCCCTCGTGCTAACAAAATTTCTAGAAAATAGTTTGCATTGTTTTGGAGGGTGGGTTATGATTTGGGCACATAGTCAATAAATCAATGAGGAGATGGACATGAAAACTGAAACAAAAATCACTTATCAAATTTCCAATCCGGGTGGGCGTGTACTCAAGTTGTGTAATGACTGGGAAACGGTTCTAGCATGGGAAAATGCTAATGAGAAAGAGCATCCTGATTGGAGGATTACACGATATCAGGTCAAGCAGATTGTAACTATTGAGACTGTGTTAAAATGAGAAACAAATACCCCGGAATATGCTATCGTTGTGGTCTTTTCTGTGAAAAAGGGGCTGGACATTTCGAGAGACACAACGGGAAATTTCGTGTGCAACATGCAGAATGTGCAATTAAATTTAGGGAGAAGAGAGATGTATAAAATTATGTATACTGATATGGTCAGTGAAAATTTCTATTGTTTCACACAGAGCGATGTTATTCCACTGAATGGTGATATTGTATGCTTGCCGGGAGAATCTAGTGGAAGGGTATATTTGATTGAACACGTCTACACTAAAAATCGGGACGAATTTGTTGTGCTAGACTTTGTGAAAATATTTCTGGAGTGGATCGCATGAAAAAGAAATTCAAAATAATCGACACATCTACGGGACAGAAGATTAAGCTAAAAGAGGGAGAGGCAGAATGAACATTGACTTTTATGCAGGATTTATTTCTGGTGTTATCTGTTTGTGGTTGACACAACGTTATATTTGGAGTAAGAAATGAACGAATTACAGAAACACATGTTAGCTTACATGAAAGAAGTGGTTGATCAAGAAGACGTCTACTTCTATGAGGCTTGGAAACAGGTTGAACAGTTTGTGCTGGAAGCACTGGAAGATGAGGTAGTGAAATCTCCTGAAACCACTCAATAAACAGTGAAATCAACCTTGTGTTTGGAAGGGTAAGTGTGAGATTATGGTTCTATGATGCTAAGTGCAAAAGAATTGGTCATGGGATCGGGCTACAGGCCGCGTATTCCTTGACTTTCTTGTTAAATCTTGCCCCATATGAACAGAAGAGGGACTAGGAGTGGAATAGTGATAGAAGAAGTAGAAGAGTATAGCCTTAAGAGTAGGTTATTAACATATAACATTAATCTATCTACATCTGTTGTTAATAAGCTTAGACCTATCACTAAGATAGAGGATAAGGAACTTAGTGGTGTAGTGATTATGAACCTTATTGCTTGTGTTAAGAGACAAGAGAAGCTTCTGTACTCAAGACATAAGGGTAATCATAGTACCAACAAGACAAAGTACAACAGACGTGGTATCCAAACACAAAGACTGTTGAAATGCATTGACACCTTAGAAGCCTTGGGTTACATTGAGAACTTCGTGGGTAAAGGTCACGTAGATAAGGAAAAGAGGATCATGTCTTATATTACACCATCAGAACTATTCATTGCTGAATTCTGCTCTAAGGATGAAGAAGTACAGAGTGCTATTGCGGCTTACAATGCTAGCCTTCAAACTATCATCCTTCGTAATGAATACGGTAAAGCTATTGACTATCAAGATAATAAGAACATCAAGAATGCACGTAAGATTGTAGAGAAGCTTAATAAGATTAATGAGTTGCATAATATACGAGATGGTGAAGGTAATGTAATGACCAACATATATTCTCGTATCTTCAATAAAGACTTTGAACATGGTGGTCGTTACTTCCATTCAGACGCTCTGAAGATCAAACATAAGAAAACTAAAGCTCGTCTTGATATCACAATCAATGGTGAGCAGGTTGTGGAAATCGACTTTTCTAATCTACACTACAGAATTACAAGCCTGATGGAACAGATCAGTATGGAGAATCTTCCACTTGATGTGTATATGGATATTCTACCAGAACGTTTGCAGAATGATGACCATCGTGAACTGATTAAGCTGTCAATTAACATTCTGTTTAATTCAAAAACAACCGACAGCGCTGATCGTGCCATAAATAAAGAGATTACAAAGTTCAAGACACAGGGTTGGGTGATTGATAAGAGTCTGAACACAGGTAAAAAGGTTCGTGAACACATTTACAGCATGACTCCTGACTTCATTCCATGTTATTGCCGCAACGATTCATTCGGTTTGGCTCTCCAGAATGCTGACTCATACCTTGCTCAGCGAGTAATTGAGAAATTTGTGGATGCAATGAAGCCTATTCTACCAATTCATGACAGTTTTGTGGTTAAAATGTCTGATGTGGGCTTTCTGGAGAATGCAATGGGTGACTCTTTTCGAGAAGAATTCGGAATTACTTCACTAATTCCCTTGAAAATGTCTTGGAAGGATGGTAATGTGTTGCAAGAAAGTAAAATCTTAGCTTAAGGAGTAATAAATGATCACCGACAAAGCACTAAACGACATCCTAAACGCAGATGAATACTCTTTACGTCATTACGACTCAGAAATCTGTGAAGCTGTTGAAGAGTTGCAAGCATACAGGAAGGCTATGTATGATGCTCGAAAGCAAGCACATTTGTTTGACTCTGGTCTCGGTATGTTGATGCAAATTACATACTCGGTTAAAGCTTACTATGAGGAGGGTGTAGAATGATCTACCAAGAATTTGTAAAGCACTGCACAGAATTTCTTGTGGTGCGGATGTCAGAAACAACTGCCCAAATTCTCATTGAGGAATTGTTTCCAGAAGATCAAGCTGAGCTTTGGGAATCTCACAAGGAACTATCTAGGCAGTTTCTGATCTATGCAGAAAAAGTTTTAGAGGGAGAATGACATGACTGATATGTATGTAGTAATTGATGACAAGAAATATCCAGACCGGATCTATTGGAACGAGGCACCTAATAGTGCTGGAAACGAGATTATGAATCTTGAAGCCGCAAAGTACACAGCCGAGTTTCTTTGCTGCAAGGTTTACAAATTGGTTCCTCTGGAGATGTTAAATGAATAAGGAACAGTTTTCAAAATGGTGCAATTTGTGGGGGTATCTAACCGCAACGGATTGGAATTATCAGGTGATTGGCTCTAGTCACTATTATTTTATAATCAATCCTAAGACAAATAAGTTTGCTTTAATTGAATACAGACCTGAGATAAAAGGAACAGCTTGGCAAGATTGGTACAAAGTGGTTGTTCAGGATTGGACAGATTTCAATGGTTGGGCTGAGAAATTTCATAAAGAAACAGAAGGAGTTTGGAAATGAGTCGTGCGTTTGAAGTAACATCTGTGTATGTGATTCGACAAGTTTCTACAGGCAAGCTTATCAAGTTTGGTTCAAAGTGTGGATGGGCTACAATTGGGGCAGCTAAAAACGCTTTTGCTTTACATATGCACACAACATATCGTGACTACTTTACTGATGGAAAGGGTTTGTATGACAGCCAAAAGGATTTTGTAATTGAGGAATTGAAATGATTTGTCTGTTTCTAGATGGAGAACCTTCTTTGCTCCTCAGCTCTGTGAAACGAGATAGTGAGGGTAATCTCAAGTCTGGTGTTGTGGAGAACGGTGGTTGGAACTTTGAAATCCGCAAGTATGAAGCACTAGCTAAAGCTGGCAACAGTATTGTAACCCGCTGGCCTTTACCTGACTATACAGAAATGGAAATCCCAGCCAACGTTAGAGGTGGATACAACACAATTATGGAATGGGCTAGGCAAGAATATAATAGGGTGAACAAGAATGAATAAGAAAGAGTTCCAAGCTTGGATGACAGAGACAGGCTACTCAAATATTAATGATTGGAACATGCAAGAAATTGAAGGGCATTTGCACTACTTTATTAAGAATTATGAAACTAATAAGTACGCCTTGATAAAAGAATTCTGGCCCTATGAAGACTATGTAGTGCTAGTGGAGGATTGGACAGACTACAACGGGTGGGGTGAATAATGCTAAAAATTAAAGATTTGAAAAACCGTCAGCGGTTCTATGCTATGGACTCAGACGGTGAACCCTACAGCTTCAGAGTGTGGATGGAGCCAACTAAAATTAATGACATCTGGACTGTAGATTGCACAGATGAAGGCGATTACTGCTTTACATTCACAGAAGAAGATGAGAAAATCCTCTTTCTAACAGATAGTCTGGAGGATTAAATGGCTAATTGGCAGATGAACGCAGACATACACATGATTGAGCTTGATGGTTCTGGGGATGATATCAAGTTTCTGTATGAAGATTCAGATGAAATTCTTTTATACGTGAACTCATCAAATCCTTCTGTGTTATTTCGTGAAGATGTTATTGAACTGATAGGATTTCTTTCACAGTTTGTGGATGGAGAGATTTAAATGTCCAGCCTTGAACACATGACCCCAAGACGCTATGATTTCAAAGTAGAATACCACGACTTCGGTCAAGCATCTGTACAGAAAATTACAACAGAATTTGGACAATATGTAAGTTTTGATGCATACTGGAATCTGTTGTGTGAATTTAGTGATTATGAAGATAGGAAATGGGAAGAAGAGGAATGAACGACTACAACGACTCACTAGACCGAACAGCTTCAGACATTCGAGATGAGCTGACTAAGCGTATCAAGGAGGCGGTAAACTCAAACCAAGAGTGTTTTATTGCTCATTGGTTGCTTCAAAATCCTAATGCTGATTTGTCTAAAGTGAGATTGAATCATGGGTTTAAGGGAAGCTACTATGAATTCTGGGTTAGTGAAGATGATTCAGAATATATCGGGATGGGTAAGTATGGACCGATTGTGGGAGATGAATAAATGACTTGGGAATATCGTGCAGAATATGAAAAGCTTCTTGAGAGATTGGAGAAAGACAATCGTCCATGGCGACCAGCAAGTCTGTTACCAAACAACGGAACAAAAATATTCCTGAAGTGTGGAGTTGATTACAAGGGTGACACTTTGTATGATATTGGCTGCTATGAAGACTACACACATCGTTGGTGGTATTATCAAAATGGTGTTGACAATGAGCTAGAAGGTGAGTGGAACACAGAGTTTGGTAACATGGAGAGTGTGACAGGTTGGAAGGAGGTTTTATGACTTGGCAAACCTTAGAAGATATTGACCCAACATTTAGTGGCTATGCTTGGATATGTTTTCAGAATGAATATTCAGAAGGTAAGCCTTGGTGGGATGCCAAGGTCTGTAGAATCTGGACACACAAAACAAGTAAGACAAAATGGTGGACAGGCTGGGATTTGGAGAGAAATGAATCTTTAAACCTAAGCTGGGCACCTTGTAGAGTTATCATTTTAGATAAGCCGGAGAAGCCCTAATGTTTATATTGTGGTGTCTACTGATTTACCCACTTATGATTATTTGCATAATGTGTACAACAAATGATAGAAATTTAGGGAGAAACTAATGAATAATGATGAGTTCAGTCCAAACGCGTTACCCTTTGTAGAGGCGGGCACAATGATGGACGTATTTGAAAACGCCATCCGTTCGTACGGGGTTGGTAACTTTGCTGAATATATTGGTTATGAATATCGTGGCGAGTTTGCTATAGATCAACTTGAACACTTGAAGACTCAATACAGGGGTAAACAGAAATGAACAAATGTACAAAATATACAGCTCTTGTAGAATGTGCAGATCTTCTTGAAACTGCTTTAAATGAGATTACAGACATAGAAAATGATGATGAAATGTTGACAGCCATTTGGTGGGAATTAAAAGACACAATTGATGCTGTTAAAAACTATATTGAGGAGTTAGGTGATGCATCTTTGGAAGAGAGCGAATACTTGGGAGCCTGACCTAAGATATTAATGGGGTATGAAGGAGATTTGTGTGAATATTTATTCGAGTAAAGGTACAAAAGTAAGATACACTGGGAAGAATGGGTACGACAGTGATTTACACCAAGCCAATGATTATTTGATTGTAGGTGAAATTTATACCGTTAAGAAGACAAATGTAGGCAGTTTCCATACCTCAGTTTTACTAGAGGAGGTTGATAACCAATGGTTTAACTCTGCTCACTTTGAAATGGTAAAAGGAGTCGACTAATTGAATACAGACCAAAAAGCTCTTGACACAGCTTCTGAAATCATGCAATTATTAGACATGCCTATGCCTTATGGGCAACTGAAGGCTACGATTCAATGCATTATAATTAAACTATTGGAGGATAAGAAACAATGACTGAATTTCATTTTGATGGGTACTGTGAGTTTGAGGAATGGTGCTCAGGTAATGGCTACGATCCAGAAAAATTGCTGGATGTCTGCACGGATGTTCACAAGATAGATATGCTTCAAAGTTTTTATCTTGAAAATTCTATTGACGGCAGCTTCGCTTGCGTCAGTGTAGTAGTTTCTGATCAATGGGGTTGGACTGATATCTGTGTGACAGAAGGATATGAGCAGAAGACCATTGTAACTACAAAAAATGTTTATACGGTTAAGAAATGAAGCCTCACATAAAACGAGCCGGAGTATTCTCACCCTTCGATGAGTGGCCCGGACCCATTATGCAGTGGTGTGTAACCAGCATGGAAGACAGACACAAGCTTGATCCTAATCAGAAAGAATCTGATCCACGTATCTTTGGTCATGGCGATACAGTGCAAGAGGCTTGGAAGGATTATTTGAACGAAGTGAAAGAGTTTGATGAATTCTTGGCTGAATGTGAGGAGAAATAAAATGAGCAACATATTTAGTTTCGATGGCTACTCTGCATTCTGTGATTGGTGCGAAGAGAATGGTTATGATCCAGATGCACAGCACGACCGGACACAAGAGCCGCATAAACAAAACATTTACGAAACTTTCTATATTAAATCTCTAGAAGGTGAAAAATATATGATGGTGTTTGTCGAAACCAGTTTTGCCCACGGTTGGCTTGAGGGTGAGATTGAATTAGTCCCGTTGACACGTAAAGTTGAACAAGTGGTGATGGAGAAGGTTAGCTATGTAGAGGGAGAATCTTATGAGTGAAGTTAAGAAATCTGTAGAAAACGCTTTGAAGGATGTTCACATTTTCCTGAACCATCCAATAAAGTCTGGTCGGCTGTATGTCACCTATGATAAAGAAGGTGTTAAGAGTGCTTTAAAAGTTCTACATGACGTTATTAGTAATTTAGAGGAGAATATAAATGAGCGCATCGATCAAATGTGAAGGCACAGGCTGTAACGCCAAAGAATCCTGTGAGAGATACACACGTCCACCTTTGCCAAAGTATCAGGCATTCTTGTGCATGGTGGTAGCTTGCAAGAATCCGAACGATGGGTGTAAGTGGTTTATTTCTAATGAGGAGAAAGCTCTTGACTGAAATCAAACTAAAGGGCAGCCCTGAAAAATGGGCTGAAATCCAAAAGCTCATTGACAAAATGTGGCAAGATCCTTTGCGAATTGGACACTTCCCTAAGCCTGTTATCACCTGCAACAAGAAGTGGAATCTGAGTTGGATTTGTACCAGCGATGAAAAGAATCCATATTCAAACTGCGAACGAATTGTGTGTTCTGGTCACGGCAACACTGTGCAGGAAGCTTATGATGATTGGTTGCAGGCTTACTCTGTAGATATTATTTATGATGAAGATGTGGTGAAAGTAAATGACTGAAATCAAAACACAAACCCTCAAATCCAACGGATGGTTTGCTATTGTCAAAGAGCCTTATGACAGGAAGCAACACCCCAATCAGCAATCAGGCCTTGACAAATATGTTGATGTCCTAAACCAATACACAGGACATATCAACTCTGTAAAGCTATATGAGAATACGAAAGGGTTGCATTTTAAAGCAGATGGCTCAACGCATTATTTATCTGAGTTTGTTGATGAGATTATCCACGTTCCTTTTCAAATAATTGAAATCAATCCTTGACAATCCCTCCACAACGATCCACAATACAAACACAGAAAGACAATATTTATGAGGAGAATGTTATGAGCGCTGTAAAGAAAAAGCTGTTGTTTCCAAACGTCCATCTGCTGAACAGATTCAAGATGCAAAGCGGTGGACATCATTCATCAAGGCCTCTGCTCTACCTTACGATCAGCTTAGTGAAGAGTGGTTGGCCTTTGTATCTAGTTGCCCGTATTGATGACGAGCATTTTTATGATGAAGTTGATGAAATGACAAAGCTTAATGTCACTCATTGGGCAAAGATTGAGGTTCCTCTATGAACCCTCTAGAAATCCTAAAGACACAGCTAGAGAAAGCTTTGGATGAGACAAGTGAGACAGAAGATTTTAAAGAAGCTCTGGTAGATGGGGTCTACGCTTGTGGCTTGGACAGCGTGCTTTCTCTTGAGACTTGGCTGTCTACTTGGAATGGTGGACAAGATGTAGATTATATCTATGGCTCAGAATTTTCCAAAGAGTATCAGCAGGGTGTACAATTCGTAGAAGAAAAGTGGCACCAGATTACAGGAATGTTTTAAATGTGGTGGATAATCTTTGTAATTGTGGTATTCTGCCTCCTTGTAGGAGTTGCCAGTAGTTGTGGTGACAGTGAAGATGATATTGATATGGATGTAGGACGATGAAATTTAAACTTATTCAATGGGGTATTGAAAAATGGATGATGTGAAAAATCCTGTTCAGGCGTACGCAGAAAGCTACCGCACAATGGCTCGCACAAAGCCGGCAAACCAGCAGATGGTCAGCCTACATTCTGTCGCCGCCGATATTGAACAGAACATGGCGCCACTGTGGGGCGCCCAACGCATGCGCGCCGATACGGCTGAGGCCGAACGGGATGAGCAGAAACGCTTGCGTGCGAGTTCAGAAGGATCGAATGCTGCTTGGCGAATGACGGTTGGGCTTGCTGAAACTATGCTGGAAAACCCTGCATACGAGCTGAGCGGAGTCGATTGGGATTACGAGCATTCAATCCACGACAAAATCCGCGCCAAGAATGCCCAGCTTGCCGACGCCGAGCAGCGCATTGCGGAGCTGTCAGCCGATAACCAGCAGCTTCGGAAATTGCTCGAACAGACACTGGCAGCGCTCAATCCAACGGCGAAACTTTCGAAGTCGATTCGCGCCGCCCTCAACCCCAAACCCGAGGCAGGAAGTCATGAGCATCGCTGATGATCTTGAAATGGCAGAATCGGAAATAACACAAAAATAATTATTTAAAACACCTTGATTTGTAAAATTGCTCAGATAAACTGTATATCAGAGTAAACAAAAAAACTGGTACAACAGGAGCTAGACAAAATGAATGCAACCATCAGCAACACTGATCTGAACGTTTTACAAATCAAGCAAGCTATTGAATCTTTTCCTCAATCTGAGGCTCGTAACGATTGTCTTGGAGCTTTGGTACAGAGTAAGGAAACACTTGAGAAATTCTTGGATACAGTGTTGTGGGTCCCTGCTGATTGGGCATTTGATAACGATGAAGACAAGAAATATTATCAGGATAGTGGGAAAATTGAAGAAGATTTGGTGTGTAAAGGTTTGATTTACAACGAAAATCTTCCAACATTGAAATAATTTGAAATGAGGTGTTGACACGATCTATAAGGTGTCATAAGCTATCTCTCAAGGGGAAAGACTGGAGCAGCTTGCTGGGGCTATAGCAAACTATTTCTTTACAATCTCAAGAGGAATACATTATGAAAACTTCTAGTGGTGTATACGGGAAATATTCAGATGTAGCCGGAACTCGTGTTCGTAGGGTGTTTGATTCTCGTGGAGTGATCCTTGGGACAATCACTAAGACTGACGATGGACAATACCGAGTGTTTCGTATTAGTGACGGGAAGATTCGTGTCAAAAAGTATTTGGATGAAGCTTTTAAGACAATAAAACGTCGAAATTGATCTACCCTCAAAGCCTTCCTAACCCGGAGGCTTTTTCTTTGCCTGTAGAAAAATAATTTAAGAAAAGTGGTTGACATGGGTTTGTGCAAGAGCTAAGATTTAGTCATTGAAAGCAAACACACAAATAGCTAGGAGAGATGAGATGGCACGTCGTCAATATGTAGAACTGAAAGACCTGCAAGATTGGACATTTGAACAGATTGTTTGTGCAGACTATCCACGTAAGCTTACAGCCTTTGTTAATCCGTCACTAACCTCTGTCTTCTTTAAATTATATTACAAAGAAGATGTAGTTGGAAGATTCTATAGTCTTGAAGAATCTTTGAAAGAATACAACGACCTCTGAGGAATTTAAAATGAATAAATTTAAAGTTGGTGATAAAGTGAAGGTGGTTAAGGCCTATTTTGACAGCTTTCCACTAGGTTCTTTGGGGGTTATTTCAGGAAGTTATGAAGGAAACCAAGTGGCTTACGATGTTCAACAAGAGGGAATCGCTGGACAAGCGGGTTGCTGGCCAGTGTGTGAGGATGAAATAGCTGTAATTTCTGAATAATTTTACACAAAGCTCTTGCATTCGTGAGAGCTTTATACTAAGCTTGTTCATAACGAAGCAAACAACACACAGGAATCAGCATCATGAACACTGAACGCCAAATTTTAGGCTACAAAGTGGTAGACAATCAAACCAGAGCAGTGTTGAAAACCTATTCTGCTGATAAAGGCTCTGTAGCAAGACGGTTTGCTGACAAGAAGTCGATGGAATACGGTTGCTATCGTTACAGTGCACAGGTTATTTGGAGTGATTCGGAATGAGGGCGTACACAGACTACCCAATCCTTGAACTGGGTGATAACCCAAATGAGGAAGCACCCATTCGTGAAGTTAAAGTAATTTCATACGATTCTGATAAACGCTGTAAGGTGATTGTTCAAGGCGTTACAGAGTATATTAAAACAGGCTATCTCTACACTCAGTCTGCTCGTTGGGAAACTGCATACGTCGATGGCTTGATCATTGATACACAGTATGTCAAGAACGATAAAGGCCATTTTAAATCTAATAAAGCTGCCCAGATTACTAAGTCCTATGTTGTATATGCACCAGACTACACACCATCATCAGGGAAAGGACCTTTCTATTATCGCTTCTTGAAGAAAGCGTGGAATCGTGCTACACAGCTCGGAAAAGGTGCTATTGTAAAGCAAAGTCTTAAAATTACACGAAGAGATGGTTCTAGTACATGGACCGGCGGTAATGTATATTGGGAGGTGACAGAATGAAACCTTTTAAACGATTCAAACAGTCATATCGAGACACGATCAATCCTACTATTCAATCCTTCAAAGATTGTTGTGGCTGGACTAACAAGCGTATTGCTTATGGGCTGGATATTGGCGAGATGTTTGAATGGGCTAACGATTGCCTTCCTAGTGGTTGGTTGTACAAGGAGGACAAGTAATGTACGTCAACTTCAAATCTGTAAATGACCGTCGAGCTAAGGGTATTATTCTTACTGCTGAAAGCCTTTATCAGCTTAGACGTGCAGTGGACAACCTCAAAGATGAGCCTACAAAGTTTGGGGCTAAGGTTATTGTGGATTTTCTTGAACAATGCTATGAGCAGATTAAATGAACACAGCACAAACAGAGCAAATCCTCATCAGCCTAGGATTTACATTCAGCAAGACACATGATAAAGTGTCTGAGAAGAATATGTGGCTGTGTCTGGATGAGGATGGAATTCCTGTAGCGAGTAGTCACTATCGTGGTGAGCTTATTCGTAAAGTTGAATATGAAATTGGAGGGGTTTGAGATGACTAAACGATTGATGTACGGAAAATTTCCAATTGAGGATGGTGTTTATCTTGCTGGTAACTTGTCCCCTGTATACAATCGATTGGAAATTGATACAGTAACTGTTAAAGGCACTGACGTATATGTTGAAGATGAGCCTCGACCATTCATCTTTCACGATTTTGATTATTGGTCTGAAAAGTTGTCAAAATGACCTACCTCCTAGCATTACAAAAAGCTATTGCCCAAACACAGCCAGATGACACAACCAAGTATCTTGGTGATGAGTATTTGACTGGTTGGACAGATGTTGAATTTGACTTGACATATGCGATTGACCTTCAGAGCGAGACAGCAGCTAAGATTCACTTGAGTAACTGGGATCTAACCTACGCAGATACTGTTGAATGGGATGGTAACACACAAGGCTACATTGACCGAATCAAGAAAATTAATTATCTTCTGGAGAGCTACAAATGAACCTAGAAATTAATGTGCCAGCTGGTGAGTTGGCTTATGGTCTTAGCTGTGTCGATCAGCTAGAATTGGTTGAGTTGATCTTAGCGACAGATAGTATTATTGCTGAAGTGGAGTTTACAGAACGTCTTCTTCTCAAGCTCGCCGAGACGTTAAGTGGTGATCTTGAGGAATCTGAGAAAGCTACGTTGATTTCTAAATTAATTGACATCATGGCTTAGATAGAAATCTTTAATTGAAATAACCGTTGACAGCTCTATCCAAGCAGCCTAGAATTTGGTTGTAGACAACAAATACATACACACAAGACAAGCCGATGCGCTGAAGGAGATTTGAGATGACAGTTGTAATTGATCAAGCTCGCTGGACAGGTGGCACTATCAATCAGGTTTTGGACACCGTAGATGACTCGATCAGCTTTGTGAGCCGGGACACAGGAGAAACACTTTACCGTGTTGATAGCAGCGGCTATCTTACAAACACCTGTGGGCATCAGATTGGTAAGTTTTCCTTGCGAGATAACCAGTGGTTCTTAAAAATTGGTGACGAAGTGTTTGCTGAAGGTCCACCAAATGGACTGTTTAAGTTGCCTGAGTTTGAATTGGTTGCTATCATTAAACTTCTTAACAGCATGGGTTAAGTAAAATGACCACAGCATTCCTCACCATAGCAGAAGCCATAGCAGAAATTGAATTACTGTCTAATAGTGGATATGTGTCTTTTAAATGCTACAAACAGAATAGCCAATGGTATGTGGAGGCGAAATGAGAGACGTTAAAGTAAGTTTTAAATGGTGGGTGTTTGATCAAAACAACTCTGGTGGCTACTTTATCCAGAATGATGATGTCACTCACTATGTAGCAATTCAAGCAGTCGATGTGAAACACGCTCAAGCTCGTGCAGAAGACATTTTCTGTGGTTATTCTGAATATTGTGATTGCTGTGGTGAACGTTGGTCACTAGACTATGCAGACGAAGAAGACGGTACAGAAGTTCCCGAAGTGTATGGAACGCCTTATACTGAATTCGTGAAAAGCCACTATCGACAAGAAATCATTCTCCATTATGTGGACGGGTCCAAAGAAAAGTATAAGTTCAAGGACAAAGCAGAGTAATAATGACAACCCAAACAACTGAGCAAGAAGACATGTATTACACGGATTTTACGGACGAGCCTACTGAAATGAATAATGAACAATGCAGCTACAAGGAATCGTTTGTTAAGATGAATAGTAAGCGTAAGGATGAGTGGGGTGATAACAAACGTAATCGTCAAGATGAGCGTAAACAACAGCGTAACCTTAAAAGGAACTGGGAATAGACATCATGTGGACACTCTATATCTGCACTGCGGTGACATGGGGACTTTGTGACAGGATTATCATAGTTGACTATCCAACCAAAGAGCTTTGCTATGAAAACATTGAACTTGTGCTTAAAAATTCTGCTGACAAGCCTTCTACGATTCTTTGCAGTCCGAAGAAAGAGGATAAGAAATGAAAAAGATTATTGCACTAATGAGTTTGTTTTCTATATTGACTGGTTGTGAGAATGATGCAAGCGTAGCCTCACGCAATCTCTCACAAGCTGCTGATAACTTCCAAATCAATCGACGTATCGTATTCTTCAATGGAATCACTGATAGTTACTTGCTGTCTATTGAAGGGCGGTGTTCGTTTGAAGTAGAAGCCGGTGGTCAGAAAGTGGCAGTCACTTGCAAGCTTGGTCCAAATGCTTACAAAAAGCACACCCTTGGCTTGAGTGATAACGTTTCATTCTTCAGTGAACAGCTTGACTCGGCAGATGTCAGCGTCTATCATTACAAGGTTGTGTTTAAACCACAGACGATTTTGCCTGATGTAGATTTCAAAGGCAGCACAGAAGCTTTGAAAGAATTGGTGAAATAAAAGCTTGACAGCAACACACAGAACTCCTACACTGAGATCAAGAAATTGGTTTTGGTTAGGAGTTTTCTGTTATGTGGACTTCAAAAGGTCGTTCTGGTTACGGTGATAGCACAATCGGTGGTGATTACGATAGCTGGGATGGTATCAGCCCTAATGGCAGGCAGTACAAGAACGAAGCCACTATGGAAACTCGGGATTTGTCTGGTGCAGATTATTGGCACCTTCGCAAACAAAATCGGCCTACAGAAAAGATTCCAGAATCCTTGCATATACTGAAAAATGGTAAGGCAAATATCAATGCTTATGCGGACCCTGAACCTAAATCTAAAGTCAGCATTCAAGACAAAATCTTACCGCAGGCTAAACGCTTAACTGTATTGCGTGAACAGATGATTGAGCTTGAAAAGGAATACAAAACAACTGACATGTCAATAGCTGAATACAGTCAGTTACGTGACATCATCGTTTCAAAGATTCAACGTCAGGAAATTCTCTATAAACGTGCTGCAAGTGTCAAACCAAAATCATATGAACCTAATGAAGAATATCACGAAGAATCCACACAAGAAAGCTACGAAAGACCCTCATCAACATCCCACAAAGGCAGTGATGTAGAACGCAAGAATACATGGGTGAAATTACGTATAAATGTGCCAAAAGACTTGATTTATTTTGGTACAGGGTCTATAGTGTTTCTAGTGGCAATGAAAATTATCTTTTGAGGAGATTGAGATGGATGCTAACAAGATTTCTAAAGCTTTACTAAACCTTGGAATAGGAGAAGTGATTATCTCTCGGCACTTTGGTCTATGGAGTGAATTTACTGTTATCCGAAAGCTAGTGGCCAACAAAGGCGCTGAAGTCGTAGACAGTAAATTCTACAGTGTTTACTCTTGGGAACAAGACCGCAAACCAGACATTCAAGAAGAATCGACATTCTCTGAATGTATTGATATGAGCTTTAATGTTCAAGACTGTACATTGAAAATTGTTATGTGGGATGGCGAGTCTTTTCGTGGGACACCAACTCAAAAACGTTGTAAATGGATTGTAAGAGTTGTTCCTGAATCGCTTGATTTCATTAAGTCTCGTCTTATTGCAAGGCTGAAGGAACAAGCAGAGTATTATCGACAGGTTCAAATTCAAGAAGAGGAAGAGAAAAAGGTTGAAGCTATTTATCAATCTTTCTTTGAATAACCCTTGACACACAACACAAATATAAGCTAATGTAAGCACATGTTGTATAGAAAACATTGAATATTGATTGGGAGATGTGGTGATGAGTAAATTTAAAGTTGGTGATAAAGTGGTTGTAATTTCTAACTCCTATGGCGGCACTTTCAAAGGTGTTGAAGGAATTGTTGGTAGGATTTACGAAGATGGTCACGAATGGCCCTACAGTGTTGACTTCCCATTGTTTGGTGGCGACAACACTGATTGGCCTTTTGCTGAGGAAGAATTGGAGCTTATATCATGAGCGGCTTTGCACACTTTGTACATTTTATCATCACAATCTTATTCTTCCCATGGGTGATTATCTGGATCATCTGTGCCGTATCAGCTAGTAATAAGCATAAGAAGAGTATGAAGGATTTGCAAATCGAGAATAACCAATTGTTGCGTAAGCTTGCTGACAAGGAGAAATAATTATGTGGTGCATAGTGATTCGTGATGCTAATGGGGAACATTATCGAGAAATGGAAGATGAGAAGCCTAGCAACTCAAATCTAAGTTACTGGGAAAATCGTCACAAAACATACCGAATTGACCCAAAAGCACATTACTATGATAACAGCTATTCTGTTGATGCTGTTGTAGTAAATGTGTTTGAGATTGCTGATGAAGTTAAGAACAACGATAGCGGATGGTGATCAGTTATGACATACACAGAGGGAAGCAAATACAAGCTAGAAAAAGATTATTATGAACATATCATCCTTGAATGCACATATGTCGAGTATAATACAATCTGGTTTGTACACAATGTAAACACACTAAATACAGATATGAAAGATGTGACCTACTACAAGTTGAACAAGAAGACTGGTAAGCTCTATAAACTCAATGTAGCCTATAGCTCATGGGATTCTGTAGAGAACACCTTGTCTGCTTATACAGCAGACGATATCTGGAGTAAGAGGATAGGGAATGAAACGTGGAGTTATGATGGGAGTGGGCAATAATGCAACTCATGCTAACTATCGGCCTTATTTGTTTTGTAATATATCTTCCAGTTTGTTACTTGGTAAAGTGTATACAGATTGTAGGAAAAGAAAGACAGATGTTAGAAGCTTGGCAGCAGGGTAAGGAATACAAACACCTAATGAGACACGTGAGCATTTTGGAGGAAAGAAAGCACTATAAGCTTTGGTAACCCAATAAATTTATTCAATTAACATTCTTTAAATCTTTTGTTGACAGGCTTGTGGGATGAGGCCATAATTACCACAACAACAAGCAAAACAGCTTCTACAAACCAGAAACAGAAGGAATACAGAAATGAAAACTGCAAATGTTAAAGTACGTGTTAAAGACGTTAAAGCCGGTGTAACCTTGTATACTGCTCACCCTGTATATGGTATTGACAAGGCGTTTGTGGTCAGTAGGCCTTACTTCGATAAAGGTGTAAAGTCACTTTTCATTCGACTCAAGGTTGAAAGTTCTTTTTCTTCGACAGGGTACTATGAAACAACCAAAAGCCTGCGTGACATGGGCGTAACTCATGGCAATAGCTACAATGGTCGTCGTACATTCTTCAAGCTGAAACATGCAGAAGCATGGGCTAAGAAGTGGGCAACACATCCAAGCTTTATTCAACAACAAGCTGACCACGAAGAATGGTGCACAACACTCCGGGATGATATGGAAGATTCATACGACTACTAAAAGAACTCCCCTCAAAGAGCCTTGCTAACACAGAAGGCTCTTTTCTTTTGCCCATAACAAACACAAAACATTCAAAATAAATAACATAAATTCTTCGAAAATGTGTTGACAGGTGGTGATGGGGAGATTAAACTTACCTCATTGAAACAGACAACCACTTGAAGGAAGACGGACATGTCAATGCTTCTTGTTGCTATATTCTGCTCCGCCATCACATGTGAAGAGTATCAACTGACAGAGGCTGTCTCTAAGCCTACATGTATTCGAATGCTGAAAGAAGAACGTAAATTCTTGATGTCCAAGCCTGTAGAGGAAGCCTACAAGGAGTATATGACCTTGTTCAAAGCAGAACATATGGATGGGGAAGCTGTGGATTGGGAAATTAATTGTATTGCTGAAGGGAAGTGATGGTCTGCACCAACCTGGTTTAGCTATCAATGACCTATAACCTGGATAAACCCACCAGGATGGAGGTTTAAATTATTTTCCTTTTCTTCTGAAAATTCTCTTGACCTCACAAACCAGGATGCTACACTACAGACATGAAAGGGAAACAGAGGAATCCTCCTCTACCCTCTCCAGGAGATTCAAAATGTCGAATGTAGCCGTTTCCTTCGCCTCCCTGGTTAAGTCCAACAACGGTATGTTCAAGTCTGAAGCTCAGGCTAAATTCCTTCTGTCTCAATGCCAGGAAGAAAACACCTTTGTTTGCAGTGGCAACGTCTACAACAACTCTTTCACAATGTTCTATATCTGTGACATCCAGGGTGTTGTGAAGGTTGAAAAATACCTTCCTAAATCCGGTAAAACCACCACTACCTGGGAACGTCTGACTAACGATCAATTCCAAGCAAACCAGGAAGCTAAGGCAGCCTCTAAAGCTCGTGACATCGCTTTGCAAGAAGCTTCGGTTGCTAAGTGGCAAGCCCGCCAGGATGCATTCAATAATGCACTCACAATCGCTCAGAACCTGGTTAAAGCTGAAATGCTTGCTAAAGGGGTGGCTACTGAAATGGTAGAACGTATCTTGGTCAACACTTTCAAGGATCAAGATGCAATCACCTCATCAATGGACTTCCTGGTTAAGTTTCCAGAGTTCGTTAACGCCTGGGAGGCATACAACAACGAACCAGGCGTGTAAAAGCTTCCTGAAGAGTCCTGTAGCCCCTTGCGGGGCTTTAGTTGTTTATGTGGTATGAGAATGTTTATTCCAGGTAACTTAACCCTTTAGGACCATCCAGGTAAGTCACAAATTAAAAGAAATCCCTTTACCTGGTAATTTTCAAAGTCTATAATCTATAAACAAACCAAGAGCAGACACCATGAACTATGAAAACAATCCCATCATCATCCCCTTCCTTAAAGTGATCAATGGCGTTCAATTGATTCTGTGGGACTATTCAGAACGTGCTGAGATGTATGAGCAGTTTATTATGATGAGTGAAGAGTATGCTGAATATGTGCCTGTTAGGTTTGAGAAGCTTTGAAAGATGTAAGAAAAGAGCAACAAAACTTACTCACTTGACTGTGAGTTTTATCTATTGAAGGAGAAGTAATGGTTAGTATTGTATTTGGTGTAGGTATAAATGATTCAGAAACACCTGTCAGTTGGCATGTAGATGGCAAGAAGGTTTGGTGTCCCTATTATAGTAGATGGTCTTCTGTAATAAAACGCTGCTACGACACTAAAGATAAGTATAAGTCTTATTGGGACTGTTCTGTACACCCTGACTGGCTTTACTTCAGTAACTTTAGAGATTGGATGCAAACACAACAATGGAAGGGTTTGCAATTGGATAAGGACATTCTATACAAAGGCAACAGGGAATATGGGCCTGAAAGATGTGCCTTTGTACCAGATTACTTGAATGGATGTATCATTTTGTCAACACAAAAGGTTTTTAACGTAGAGCTTCCTTTAGGCGTTAACTACTTCAAGAAGTTTGATTACATGATCAACGAGCTTAAGAAGCCCTACTTGGTTAGGTGTGCTAGAGTTGACAACAATGATAAGAGTAAACACGTAGGTTATTTCAGCAACCCTGAAGATGCACACAAAGCCTATCAGATTGCTAAGTATAATCAACTGAATGAGTACCTTGACATGTACTTACAGGAAGATTGCTTTAGGGAAGACGTCTATCAAAGTATGCGTAAAAGAGCTTATCAACTACTTGAGGACAACATGAACGGAGTAGAGACTAAAACTATCTGAAGCAGGTAGTTTATTCTAGGCGTCCAATGGACGCCTTAGTCTTATCAACATATTTAATACAACACTGTTATACTATTGTTTCCGGTAATACCAACAAACGCTGTAAGCTAGACCCTTCCTAGTCTGTAGACACCTATTAAGTGTACTAATTAGCTCTAGTGTAACCACTATTCAATAGGCGAAGCCATCTGAGATGGCTAAGCTGGGTGTCATTTCCCTCCAACTTTCCCCTGTCCCAATCCCTTTCCACTTACTCTAACCGCCATCTCTTAGCCAATCCTTCCAAACAATCCTCATAATACATTGACATAAGCTGATGAAGTGTGCTAGTTGTGCGACAGAGATTATTATGGTTGACATATAAGCAGTGTTCAGAACTAGTTTCATTATAGGATTATACATAAGACAGATTCTCGGAAGTCCTGTTACAATTACATGGTCAGAACATCAGTGGGTGTAAGTGTCAAGTGGTTTATTTATTCTGGTCAGTTAGCCTAGTTGGTATAAAGGTTGCTAGTAGCATAAGCCGTGCCAATTAATTGATAGATATTTTAATATTATAGTTGACATATAGGTGACGGGCCTATAGGGTGTTAAGCACTTCAACAATCGAGACAGGTTATTTGAAAGTAGACTTCACCTACATCCCTTGCAGATAAAGGCTTTCACATATTTTCCAGACATAAAAATAGACACTTACTAATACAAGCTAAGTGTCTTTGGGAGGGGAATTGGGATATTTGTATTACCTAGAACTTACTCTTATATTATATATGTCTATTTGCTCTACCACAGAATACGTGGCTTACAGAGCACAAGTGGAACTTTCAAAATCCCTTTAAGACAACTCTACATCTTCACCATATTCGTATTGGTTGCCAATAGCTACAGCCCATGCACTATGCCTGCCTTTCCAGAAGAGTTTAGGATGTACTTTAACCAAGCTTCTCCATTCACCTTTGACATCGAACTTATCATCCAAGAGCTTTATCAAACCTTTCTCTTGTAACGATTTGAATAGTCGTCCAGTGTTCTTCTTACTTTTCAAACCTAGTGCAGTGTGCATGTCAGCAGGATCAATCACAGAGTAATTCCAGACCACAACATTGTCACATAGGTATTTGAATAGCTTGGTTTCAGTTAGTGTGCAGGAATCATCCCACAAGAAGTCTAGAAGGAATCCATCATCGCCTTTACGGTGTCTAGTCTTATCCGAACACAGCCTGAGTAGTTCAGCGATATCTTTTGCTGTATCCGGATGATCCTTTGGGACTGAATAGCCCTTTGTGTAATACTCATTGAATAAGGGGTTATTATTCCATCCATCAACCCACACACTTACATATTCCCATAAGGTTAGCTTCTTGTATATTTCTCCTGTGTGCTTGTCAGTTGCAAAGACAAAATCCCCATCTCTGATATAGAGTATGGGGTAATTAGGTATGTCGTCAACAATAAATTCTTTTATGTACTCAGTCAATTATGTTTCCCTTTCTGCCTTTTGATTTTGAATCATTTCCCAATAGAGGTATGCAGCCTCATAACTGATATGTTCTACCTCTACCAATGCATCACACCTATCACAAGAGATATGTATGTATCCAGAAACACTAACGTAAGGCTTCCCGCCACAGTCAGTGCAACGTTGCAATTTATTTTCGTCCATCATCAATCCACTTTACCTGTTTAATCATAATCAATCACCACACTCCTACACACATCACGAATCATTTGGTTATGCTCATCAATCTTTTCTTTCAGTTCGTCTGGCACTTTAGGCCAATACTTTAAAGACAAATGAATGGCTTTCCTCACCTCTTCTTTGTTTTGATATCCAGTTACGGTGAAAGAGTAACCAGACTTATCATTCCATGTGTAATGTAAGTCTAGTCCTGATTCTGGATCTTGTATTGTAACGTCTTTCATACCTTCTCCACATTAACTTCTTTAACAATAAACCTATCTCCATCATATTTCTCAGCCAAAATATCTTCCAAATGCTTCTCGCACTCTTTAAGAGAAATATGATGTGTATCTGCAATCATAGACCAGCCCCACCAACCTTTCTTTTCTATAATGTAGCAGCCACTATAACCATTCCACTCGACTAAACCAACTACACGCCACATAGGGCGTTTTACGATTCTATATTTGCTCATAGCTTCTTCACCATATGCAGCCTATCTGAACACCTTTCTCTCAACTGTTTTATGGCATCATCAACATTATCAAAGTCATCTTCACATCCGCATTCAAAATCACCACAAGTCATCCAATCTTTGGAATATGTCCATGCCCAATAAAATACACATTCATCTTGCAGAAGCCAATCCTTTACTTCATCCCAACTATTGAAATCACTCATCATCTGCTCCGGTGTTGACATAGGCCTCAATATATCTGTTTAAATAGTTTCTCAACTCAATACAACGTTCTGTTGTTAATGTCAAAGATATTTCAGTAGGTAAGTGTTCATTATCCCGCAACTCAATCCTACAGCCGCTCTGAGTATCATCTACAGAACAACCTACAAAAGAGTTTTCCCACTTATCGTCTAACATCAAGCCGCCAATACCCATTAGTTTTCCCCACCCTTTAAGAAATCACTGATTTAGATAAAATCTTATTTCCTTCAAACTGCCTAAGTCTTTCTTTTGCAAAGTCGAGAGTTTCCCAATATTCTCCACCAACATCAATCCAGATGCACAAGAACTTTTGTTGTATTTGATACCTAACCTCGCCAGACTCATAACTATACTTTATAATTCTGTACCTGCTCATCCTAAGCACCTCTTGATCAAAAACTTCCACCCCATAGGACCGGTCGCTTGCACTTGATAATCCCCTAGTGTCCTTACACAAGACATTAGAGACTCTGCCAACACGTCTGCAATTTCACTATCAGTACCACCAACTACTGTGACAGTAACTGAAAGGTCAAGGTGATCTTCAATATAAACATACTCAACACCAGCTAAACTTTTAAGTTTGGCGTGTAGCTCATTTATTGTGCAAGGACCTTTTCTCCAATAGACCTTCTTTTCTGGTGGTGGATTTTGCAGAATTTTATAAACTTCATAAATCTGCAACTCACTCATACCATCAAAGGCACCATAATTCCAAGTCCACTCATCACTATGTCCACCATAATAATATCCCAGAGTTCTAATAATTGGAATATCCATCTGCTCATAGCTAGGTTCGCAGCCTCGTACAAGACAAATAAGCTCTCTTTTAGTTAAATCTAGTAACATTCTCTCGTCCTCACAAACTATCAATATTCCACCACTTTACACCAAATACTGCCAGAATATTAGCACTTATGGTTTATTCAATAAGAACATAAAGTAGAAAAATAAAATAAACAACAATTATTAGCGTAGCCATTTATTTCTCCTCAATATTCAATCGTAATAGTTTCAATAGTAGGCTCATGCCTCACTTCCACACAAATTGAAGTAACATTCTTACAAATGCCCAACACTTGCTTCACATCACTACACTTCCCTGTAATAAATATCGTCACATGTCCATCATCACCCTTCACACGAAGGCTATCATCCCTGTGAAACCTATTCCAAATATGACATACACAAGCTACAGTTTCAATGTCTCCAAGCTTACTGTGCAGATAGGGAAGGCTTGCATAAGGGATTGGAAGACAGTAGTTGGGGTCTTGGTATGTTTTAGTAGAACTCATTATGTGCTATCTCCTCACGTAGCCCAACAAATAATGAAGATTTTAAAGACTCTCGGATAAACTCTTCAAACTGCCTAGTTGTAAATTCCACACAATGCTCATTTTGAGAAATGCAAACATAATCACTTATAGAATTCCCAGATACAACTACTTTTTCTGTGTAAACAAGCTGCCCTCCAATTTCATCAATTAAATCCCCACCTTCAATTACAAAGTCTATTTTAAAACCCATCAACTAATCTCCTCAATTCCATAAATAGCTTCAGGACTGTTTTTACTCAATTCAACACGAATAAGAAATTGCAAATACATCCTGTCTTCGTATTTAGTGCAGTGTTTTAGTGCTAGTTTTAATCCTTGAATCATTTGAATATCCTATCCATAAAATCAAAGTTTGGTGCAATCTTATCACATTTAAGTAGCTCTTGGTAAATTGCTTCTTGAAGAACAACTCTGAAATATTCTAATTCTAAGAATGTGTCATCTTCGTCGCCACAGATATCTTCAACTACTAGCATCATTTTTCTCCCATTGTTCCATAGCTTGCTCAAAAGATGGATAAAACATCTTCACAGGGCTGACGTATTTCCTTGCGTATTCCCTAATCTCTTCATTCATTGGTTGTTCATACCAAGGTGAGGCTTCATTAGGATTGCATTCTGGACACTTGTTCATCAAGGATACCCTTTAATTCTTCCAATTGATATTCATCTACATCTTTCTCAAGCTTGAATCCTTTCCCAGCTACTTTGATAATTCCACTACCGGCACTATCGTTGTCACCTACACCGATCACATTGTAATTCAGTGTGTGCAGCCAAGATTTCATTGGTTTAGGGTGACTGGTAAGAAGCGCTAGCGAGTTAAATCCAAGCATGTGTAAAGTGGAGGCTTTAAAAATCCCTTCAACAATATAAAGATCTTTCTTGTTTGGGTCAAGTGTTTCCAATCCCCAGCAAGCATTAACGCCACGTTGAGAATAAGTGAAATACCTTGACTCTCTGGGATCATTCAGACGTTTTTCTTTGACATCCGGTCTATATTGCTGGAATCCTACAAATTGTCCAGACAAATTAGTCAGATACACGGTTAGAATACTATCTTTAGTGTCCAGCACATGGTTGACATATCTACTAGGATCATAGTTGCGACACAACAGATGTTTAATCAGATCCATATCTTACTTTCTCCAATACTTCATCTTCCGTCAAATAATACTTGTGTCCAGATTCAATCTCCATAATCACAAACAACAGAAGTCCGGATGTAGGATCTTTATACATCCCACAATCTAGACATTCTATCCAAGCATTATTCACTAACATTTTGCATTTGTACATCATCTTCCTCAAGAAGTTTCTTTATCTGATAATATCTCAATGCTGCAAGATCACTTACGTAATAAGCATCCTCGCAAGTCTTAAGTTCTTCTTCAAGTTCTTGTCTTTCTTCATTAGTCATTATCTTTACTCTCAATGAAGTCTTGGATTAGCTCAGGGACATTGATAAATTTGTAATTGACATATTGATGAGCAGCAAACTCATCTGGAAACTGAACTACAGCACATTTGTGTGTATCTGAAATATATTGGATGAAGTCTTTGATCAAGTGCTCATCATAATTGTAAACCTGTGTCATTTTTTGGTCCTCACTTATTTACCATGTCTGTAAGAGAATCCATTTAAAGACTCCCAAGATTTTCTTGCACAACAAGCTTCAAAGAAATCAGATGTAATTTTTAAATGTATTTGTCTACCCTCAGCATTACCATACGCTCTCCACATATTACGCTTGTTTATAAAGGTTACACCGGCTATACCAGAGGAGTTATTTGACTGTCTTCGGTGATTCTTGTTGTTTTCTGATCTGGAAACCTCCCTTAAATTCTCTAGTCTGTTATCGCTACCTAAGCCATTTATGTGATCAAGTTCAGTTGGCCAATAGTCATATGTCAACATCCAAATAATACGATGAGCGAATAATTTGTATATAGCACCTTCATGACCAATACCCACAACACAGTAGACTCCTCCAGTCCGATTAGTCCGGAGTCCTCCAGCCTCTTTTCCTGAATTTCTACTGTTACCTTTCCAAAATAGCTTGCCTGTTTTCTTACAATACCGCAATTTTTCTTCAAAAACTTCCTTTGGTACATTATTTTCAGGATCCACTCCATGCTTCCTTCTTTTATCCATACTTATTTTCCTTAATATCTCTTATTAATTGACTATCTATTTCCACAAAGCTTATTTTTTCTCTGAAAAATGACCCTAAATCACAAAAGAGTTGATTTCCTAATTGTTCCAATTCGCCACTATCAGTGGGAGTGTGTCCTGAGATTGCTACATCAATACCTTTTACAACTGAAGTGTCTTTCTTATCATACTTTGTTCGTGCCCACTGAGAAATAGCCTGAACGTTCCATTCCATCTCAGCTTTAGTGCAAGATTTAAATTGATTCCAATCATCAAACGGAACTTGTGCATGCACTATACCTATAGTGCCATGATTTGTCTGTATTTCAAAAGCTAGTGGGAGTGATTTAAATACTTCATAAATTGCTTTCTGTTCCGAAGGAGTAATGTCATAGTACCACTGCCCACCATTGCAATACAACATTTCAAAAGCATTTCTACTGTTTGGGTTTTCATATGCATTAATCAGCATTTCACAGTGATTACCCCTGATTGCAAACACCCAAGGTTCACACAAATAATCAAGAACATATTTACTATCAGCATGTCTGTCAGTATGATCACCAGCCAAGAACAACAAATCTTTACTGCTATCAAATGCAACTTCTTTTAGTTTGTCGTGCAACAAGTGGTAGTGACCGTGTAAGTCTGTACTAACAAATGAACGTCCTTTATGCTCTCGTAAGTCAAAATGTTGTATGTGGTTACAACTCCCTATTAGTTTTGTTTTAAAGCTCATTCCCGTACATCCCATTCTACTAGTTCATATTCGATCCAAGCATGCTCTTTACTGCAATTCATCCCAACACGAGCCGACTCACCTTTGTTCCAGTCTGTAAAGATATCTACAAGTGTAGAAGTTGGGTAAGACTGGAATGGTCCTGTAGTTGCATGTTCATATAAAAGAAATACTTTCATTGATATGTCTCCATTTTAACTGTCCCGCATTTAGGGCAAGCCAACAATCTTGCATGATTTTCAACTTTACTTTCGTAGCTCCACAAAGGAGCTTTATCTATCCGAACAAAGCCAAAATCTCTTTCAACCCGCAGTAAGATAAACAATTCATCATCTTTAGGCGTATGTGTAATTGTCTTAACTTCTTTTACTTCACCTTTTCTGGGGCCGGATTTAAACAATATTTCTAATTGTTCCTTCCAAGCTTCAGGCTCGACATATCCACAAAGGCATCTCATGTTCCCCTCCTAAATCGCTAAATTATTCTGTACAACACATTTATCCTGAAAACGTTTCTCAATCCATGTAAGCTGCTCAACATCCAAGAATTTATTATCCTGATATACAAGATATGTCAATTCATGAGCCTTGTCAAAGCATTTTTGCAATATTTCAGCCTTCCACTGAGCATGTTTTGTGTCTAAATACTTTGGTTGCTGTGTGTGATTCACAGCACAACCTGTCAGCAATGCGGATATCAAAACTATTTTCAAGATATTCATGTGTCACGCTCCTAGAACTAACTTTGACTTAATTCTATCAAATCAATTATTTTATAAACAATCTCTTCTGGTGTGAAATATGTTTTATCTTCCAAGTCATCAGACACTTGATCCACCCATTCAAGATATTGCTTAAGGATAAGCTCTTTATCAATATTCACCATTCTACTCCTGAAGTTGTGTTGTAGCCGCCAATTGAAATCAAACCTACGGTAAGAACGTAGATAACACCAATTATCATAAATTGAATAATCATTTCTTTCCCTCTTTGATCAGGAAAACGAGTGTTCCGATAATTGTGTACGGCCAGAAAAATCCTTGAACCACCACTTCATCAAGTTTTACAGGTTGTTTATTGATATGTGTGACAATTGCTGTTGCATATGAGGTGATAAGGCCAAATATGCAGTATAAAATGAAAGGAATCATGTATCTAATCCTCGTAATATGAGCAAACAATGATGACAAGTATCCACCGGATGATTAAACCTATTAGATAGTATTCCATCACCACCAATTCTCCAGCCTATACTTACAAACACAAATAATATCTTCCAGATTGCGTCTACTTAAATGGTCACCGATGGCACTCAATAGATCATCTGCAAACTCAATACTAGCTTGTTCGCAATCGACCTCACCTAGACCCTTCTGAAACTCTTCACTAAAGAAGTCTAGCTGTTCGTGGGTAATTTGGAACCTATTTTGAAGACCATTTGTCACTTTGTGTATGCTTTTAATTTCCCAACTCATGTTTGTTCACTCCAGATTTGGGAAAGGAGGCTACTCTTTTGTTCTTCTGTCAAATCATTAGATCGAACAATAATTCCATTAACTCTTCGAAGAACGCTTGCATATAGCTGATCCTTTTCTTGTTGAAGCTTTGTCACTTTCTCCTTCCACTCCTTAACAGTGCTTGGCAGGAGTGGAAGCTCTTTATCTTTCTTAGGCATTTTACACCTCTTTAGTCCATATTGTTTAAACTAAGACTTGCACATCCTGCAAACATATCAGACAAATCATTTTCGTAGATAATATTCTCTTCAACAACATTCATAAGCTTCTTTGTGTTCTGAATTGCTGTTGTGAAATGCTTATTTCCATCCTTCTTGAAGTCAATATCTGTTTGCCTAGATGATGCGACGTGCAGAGTGTCTAGGATTTGTTGTAGAGCTTTGAGTTGTGATTCATGGTTCATTTCGAACCCCCTTCACGATCAATTACAAAGACTGCACCGTCTTTACACTTGAACTTCCAAGCATCAATAACAATTTTAGTTGTATTAATACCATTGTTCTTTGCACAAACTTCATCCAGCAGTTTGGATGTTTCTTCTGAATTAATTGTGTATTCAGTCATAGAACATGTCACAATAACTGTCAAAACTGTCCAACCTATAAATGCTATGACATTAGCATTAGCGATACCTTCACCAATCATCTCACTTCCCCTTCTTAACTGTTTTAGATATTTCCAGAAGCTTTTCCACTTCTTGTACGATAGATTCTAGCTCATGATGCATAGGAATTTCAAGCTCTGTGGCTAACTTATTTGCTCTATCAAGAGCCTTGGTTAGATTTCCTTTGATGCTTTTCAGGTCTTTGATTATTTCGCTTCGTGTCATTTTGTGTACCAATCCTTGGCCATCAACTGGAATAGGAATAGCTGCTCATACTGTGGATCTGTAAATTTGATCTGCTGACGATAACAAGAGATCCCCGATTTGCCGCCATTAAGATAGACCTGATCTACAATCTTAGAACTTTGAGCCTTATTCAGAGTATAAACATCCACATGGAATGGAGAACTGGAGTCTAGTTTCAAAGGATTTCCTACAGAACATGTGTGCACACCTCTGGGCCATGGGAATAGATGATTTTCTTTACGGCTGCTGTGTACCCAAGAGGTGTTGTGGAGCCAAGACATCTTGTTCAGACTAATAATTTCGCAACCTTTGAACAGAATATCTTTAGTATATTCAGCAAAGAAGAAGTTATTGACGTAGTCATATTCGTAGTGAAGTGTTTGGGCGAATTCTATTAGTGAACGCCACTGGATAGATTTAGTTTCTACTAGCCAACCGTGTTGAATAGCTTCGTTTGTGTCAGTCATTTTGTTTCTCCTAAATTTAAGCAAAAAAGAAAGGCTATCACCTAGAGCTAATGATAGTCTGAAGTGATAGCCTTGTATAATTGTTTTTACCTATTGTAAATCATTATTTGATAGCTTCTGTGCTTACAACTTCACGGCCATGTGTAAGGGTTGTCTTGACATTATTCTTAACTTCGTACCATTCCTTATCCCAAGGACCGCGAATGGTGAGTGCCCAACTAGTTTCTTTTGCAAGAATCTTATGCGTATTGTTTTTAGGCGTCTTCTTAACTTTGAAGCTAGGTTTCCAAGTCAATTTCTCCATACTTGGATATAGCACTTCAGTAACCTCGCCCTTGATCCACCAAGTCCAGGCATTGAATGCATGAGAATGGAAGGCCTCGCGACTACCTTTGTTAAATTTTAGGAGTGCGATTGAGAAGACATTTTTCCATTCAATTAGAAAATATGCTTTGACGCCTGAATGCTTACCACCATCTGGTGCTGATTTAATAAATTTCATTTTATTATCCTATTTACTTTCAATTGCTGATACTGGTTTATCTGCTTGGTGGTTGTACTTTCCGGTGTATACGGATTTACAAGATGTCTTATGAAACACCACTTGGGCAATACCAGTATCAGCAGGAATAATCAAATCTTCGTTTCCGTGATAGACAAGTTCGAGGGTCAAGTAACCTTTCCATCCACTTTCGATAACGGTATTAAATACTGACAAACCTCTACGTGCCCATGTTGACTTGTCGTGTACGATACCAATCAAATCATCTGGCATATCAAATTCTTCAATTGCTGATGCTAGTGCAAACCTGCCTTGCTCAAGTTGATGAAAGAACACGCCCTCATACGCACCTTCATCTTCAGTAGTTACAGTTACCCACATTTCACCGTGATCACCAGATTTACTAAATACCACATTTTGCTTCAAACGAATATCGTAACCCGCCTCACTCATACCATATGAAACACCATGTCCTGTCTTCTTTACACTCTCCATATCTTTGATTGGTGCCATCTCAAAGAGTGTTTGTCCATTTACAATCATTTAAAATATTTCCTAGCAGTCAGATACATAAAATAAGGCCATGTGAAAGCAACAACCAAAGGAATCAGCAATGTAACGATAGTCTTGAATGTGTTAAAAGATAAATCTAGTTTAAACTCATCATCTTTACTTGAATACTTATAATCCTCAAATAGATATTCAAAACCAAGTTTGTCTACAAGCACATAAGTGATAACACATCCGAGCATGATACCAACTATCAGATACCAATAAAGTACAATCATTCCTCGACTCCAATCGAAAAATAGTCACTATAATCCCCATCACTATCATCATTAGTCCAAGCATCCATAAGCTGACTGAGTTGATAATTCTCAGCAGGGGAAATGTCTAGGAAGTCTGAAAAAGACCATTCGATGTTGTTCATTTATTTCACCTCAATCAAAAGAGAGTCGTCAAACTCTTCAAAGCTTTGTCCGTGATTAGTGTACATATCTTCATCTTTCCAGAGGACACCATATTCTTCTTGTGAACCATCTTGATTATGGATATAAATCCAACAGATGTCCATATGTTTCTTTAGACGTTCATAACCGTTATCACCAAAATAAGTTTCACAACCACTGTCTTTAAAAGATTTGGAAATTACAAAATAATACCTAGTTACGCTCTCACTTTCTTTTGTGGAGCCACCTGAGAAAGTAATAGTTTTACACACATCCCCTAGACTGAAATTCTCTACATACTCAATTGGAACATTTACAGTTTCACAGTTTTCAAATACAAATTCTACAGATTTGATTGTCATTTTCTCTCCTAATTGTACTTCTTCTGACCTTTTCGTGTAGCAGTAGCATACACCGATTGTCCACCCGACTCAAGTCTAGATTTTGTTTTAATAGTCTTTGATGTCTTCACCACGTAACGATTAGGTCCAAATATTTCATCGCATTTTTCTTGGGCAAGTTTACGATCTGAAGTTTTATAGAAATAATATTCTTGGATAGCTGAAACCGAAAAGTACGTACCGGGATCAACAAAGTCATAACCTATATAATCTTGATAGGAGACCACAATCACTTCAATTTCTTTCTTACTCACAAGTTCTCTCCTGAATAATGCCTTCCTTGGCAATTCTAATGTTATTCTTCAGACTTTGCAACAACTGGGGTAGATTTCTTTGGTCGAGAAGCTTTCTTTTCAGCAGCTACACGTTTCTTCTCATATTGTGCAATACCTTCTGCTACAGCGTCTTTAATCATATCTTCAAGAGTTTGAAGCTCAGGAAAGTCTTCTTCATCTTCAAAGACACCTTGCTGAAGCAATTGTAGGTTCTTAGGGCATTGACTATCACCACAATTACAAGGTTGGTTTTCGCGGTACTCTTTAAAATTCTGAAGACGTTCAAGAAGCTCTTCACCATCAAACAACAAGTCAACACCTTTTAGTGCTTCAAGGATTTCTTCTTCAGTCAAGAAGCCGCTATACGTATTACGCAGAGAACGTTCATTGAGTTTCTTGTTGAATGTTGCCGTGTTATAAACTTGAGCTTCGTGTCCGTACGTACCATAACTAAAACCGTGGACTAGGAATGTAGACATCTCATCAACTTCCCAGTCATCAGCAGCAAGACAGATTGCTGTCCCTTCGCTTGCTGTCCCCATACCAATTACAGCGACAATAGTTGCGGGACAACGTTGCATGTGTTGAATATATTGATGGCCTACAGAGACAGACCCACCCGGACTTTGTATCCATAGCCGGATTAAATCATCTGGTCCGGCTGAATGATAAACTGCAAAGTGTTCCAAGTATTCATCAGCATTGTGGGAAATCTCGTTGTGCAGGTAAAGATTATACTCGTTCATAACCAAAGTTTTGGAGATAACTTGGCTTGGTTTACCGATCATTGTCATGTCATTCATATCACTACTCCTTCGAAAACCCATAGTATTCAATTTCTGCTGCTGTTCGTGCTTCACATGCCTCTTCAAAGGAAGTTCCTCGATATACCTGAGTAGTTACTCTGTTTTGTTTAATTACCGCAACCCATTTATTGCCACTTTTATCAAAATATACCCCCGTCCTACCTGAAGTATTTACCTTGCTTTTCTTTTGATCAAAAGATTGCATACTTAGACTTGCCCACTCACAGGTCTCTTTGGAGTATATTTTTGCCCCGTGAACCCTATTAAGTGTGTGACCTTCTGGCGGATCTCCCATGTCCTTGTAGAAATTTATAAAGCCTTGCCCATTAGGTTCAAGCCAACTAGGATCAGCAGTAACATCCCAATACCACTCTTTAGCTCGTTCGTCCTTAAGTCTGCTGATCATATTATCCCATGCTCGCCATGCGGGAGTTTTTGTCATACCGTGCTTTGTGATAGTATCAGTTTTTAAACAGCCGCAAGACTGAATTTCACCATAACATAGCGCACCTATTACAACATCTTTATAGTTACCACAGTCGCACTGGCAAGTCCATACATAGGCTCCATTTTTAAGTGTTCCTGTACTTTCAATAGCTGTTAGTCTTCCAAACTTCTGACCTGTGATGTCTTTTACAGACCACTTACCTTTCATGCATCCACAAGATGTGATACTACCTTCCAATACTTCTTTTACAGCCTTTTTAACTTCTGTTCCACAGATGCATTTAAATAAACCAGCGACTAAGGTTTTACTAGGACGGACAATACGGTCTGTCTCTGCTAAATAAGTCAAGTGTCCATATAGCTGGCCCTCAATGGGTGTAAATTTACGTCTAGCCAAATTATTCTCCTTTGTCCTCTTTACGGTAAGCAATAATCCAGTCCTTGCACTGTTTGCTTCGAACGATATCATTAATATTATCGAAATCTACAAACCCAACATCCAAATGAGCATGACGTTCTACCATATCACTCAAATGCTTAAGTCCACTTTTTTCATTCAACTCACTCTGTCCCACATCACCTGCGAGAATGAGCTTGCAGTTCTTCCCCTGACGTGTCACCAGCTTTTTAGCCTCTTCTCGTGAAATGTCTTCGGCCTCGTCCACAATAAACCAGCAATTCTCTGCGCTGAAACCCTTAATTGTTTCCAAAGGAAGAAAAACGATTTGTCCATGTTTAAGTGCAATCTCAAGTGCAGCAACACCGATACGCTCGTGAAGGATCGAAAGAACCGGTGCAAGCCATTGAGACATCTTCTCTTCAGCAGAACCTTTAAACATGCCAAGAGATTTACTGTTGGAAATGTTAGGCCGACTAAAGATAATACGATCAATCTTGTTCAACCGAAAGAGATCACAGGCCATCATTGTTGGGATAAAGGTCTTCGATGTTCCCGGTAAACCTGTTGCGATGACCATATCCTTTTCATTTAGTAGTCGGATGTACTCAGCCTGCTTTTCATTCATCGGTTTCAGTGGTGCAAGTTTTTGCACGTGTTCCCGCTCTTCTTGTTGTCGTGGAGTGGGCTCAGGTTTCCCGCCCAGTCGAGTGCGGCGAGTTTTCTTCCTCGGCTGCAATACTTCAACTCCATCAATTACTTCAATGAAACCCCTAGTTGATGCGCCCATAATTAATTACTCCAATCAGTTAATATCACCCGCTTGCAAAACAATACTACTATACACTCTCACTATCCGTCAATTGTTTAATTCTCTCCCTGAAATGTTCATCATTTTCCACCCAACAAAACATCTCCACTGTATAACCAACATCTCTCCAAACACAGTGATCATTTGGTTTGTTATCGGGATCATTCCCATAAATTTCCCTAGAAATCGGATTAAGACTCATAAGATAATCTAAATGAGAAATCATTAATTCGCCTTCCCCTGTGGTTCAATAATTAATAGTGACATAATTTCAGCTAATTTCCCTGTACAAGCTACAGCGGCGGCGCTTACTGCCGCATCATATCGTAGTAGAACATCAGACACAAGCATAGCTTGAGCTAATTTAGCATCTTCTCTTGATATGCGACTGTAAAGCTCATCATCAAATTTCCTAGAAAGATCAGACCACTCAATCTGATCCAACAAGTCCAGTACAGCGTAATCATTTGCGTAAAGTTGGTACAGGCTTGCTCGTAATACTGAACTCATAACTTTTCCTCCAACCCCAGCAATTCATTAGTAACCAACCCATGTTTCTGCAATTCTTTGAAGAAATTGTCATGAAGTTTTTGCAAAGCAGCTTTCTCGTCAAGGGTTTTCTCAAGGAGGTAACGTAGAACTACGGTGAAGCTTGCTTCCTTCAAGTTTGGGTTCATCAATACGCTTTGCACGGTTCCATTAAGACTTTCTTTATCTAAATTTTTAATGTACTCGATTTCTTGAATGTTCATAGTGGCTTCCACATCTTAGCAAACTTCAACACGTTTGGGAGTGTATCAGATTCTACAGGCATGACTACAAGACAACTAGGAAGTCCGCCAAGTGTTGAATTTTCATGACCTTTCCAGCACTCTAAAGTAGATTCTATCTTGTAGAATTCTTTACTATTCACTCTGACAACAACCTTCTTAAAAGAATTCAACAGCCAATCATCGTAAATTTCATCGCCTTCAAACAGACGGTGAGCATTGATAACGCTATGCGCAACAAGAGTTGGCGTCATAAAATCAGGAACTTCATTTAAAACAGCAATGTACATTTTCTTCATTCTAAACCCCTCAAAACAATATACAATTCATTAATAAGCTCACGATCAGTAGGCGTCTGTAGCTCAACTTTACCGAACAGAGCTAGCAAAGATTTAATGATGAGCTTCTTTTCATTTGTTGTCAATGGGTTTCTCCAAAATACTGATTACATCATAAAGAACCTTAAGTGCAGATTTCATACCTTCCTTATCGTAGGTAGTATACAAACGACCACCCTTCATCGGATGATTCAGGAAAATATGCACATCTTTCAATGCTTCTGGAACTGACTTCTTAACTTCGGTCATTGTTTGTTCTCCATGTAGTGCTCAAGCATTAAACCACAAATTGCCCAACTAGGCCATGTTTTGTTTGCAGCACAAAGTGCAGCCAATGTTGTGAATCCTGTACATTCCACCCAATCATTAATATCAATCCCAAGCTTTTTGGCTACTTTCTTTATACCTCGTGGACCTGTATCAAAGCGTTGAGGAAGTCTTACACCAAGATTCTGAGCCAATTCACGCCAAACAGGCTCGTCTGCAAATGAAAGCTTGAGATGCTTCTCAGCATATTCTTTCTTAGCTAACTTAGCCAGACGAGATTTCTCTAGAGCTTCTTCTCGTTGTTGGGGTGTGAATTCAGGTAAACTCATAAGGTTCATCTCCCTCTTTCCAAACAATTTTCCCATACATATCAATAATCATTGGTGTTGCCTTCTCTTCAGCTTCTTTGATCTTCTCAATTAGCTCACTGTACTTATCAAAAACTTCCGGGTCAATATTTTCTGGTAAATTCATAACTCTCTCCTAAATATTTTGTAGGCGTTTTTACCCACCTAAAACAACGTTATCATCTATAAGCAGTACGTCAGGGTCTATTTTCAATTTACGTTGAAATTATACATCATTTTCCCGATGAAACAAGTGATTTATAGCCTAAATTGAGTTATATTTCTAGGCTATCTACACAATCCCCAACTCTTCCTTACATTTCACCATCAAATCATAGGCTTGTTTGTATAATACAGGATCACCTTCTTTCAACACCTCAAGAAGTAATTCCTTTTCTTTGATGTACACTTTTGCAAAGTCTCTGTCGTGTTCACAGATTGATTTAGTGTTGCTGATAAGGTCTGCAAGCTTGATTGTTTTAGAACGAGGTTCAGCTTGCGAAATCCAGATTCTATCAATTTCTTTACGCTTAGCTCGATTGCCATCTTCAGGGCAAGAAAAGTCTGTAAGATCATTAACCATGAAACACACTTCATTCCCAAACTCTGCCCTAATTTCTTCCAAGGTTACACCACAATCTTCAACAACATCGTGAAGTAATGCTGCACACAACATTTCATCTGTATGTGGAACAGTTTTTACAATGTTCATGACTTCAATTGGATGAATAATATAAGGTTCGCCGGTATATTTTCGTTCCTGGCCTTCGTGCGCTTTCGTGGCGAAGTCTAGGGCTTTCTTAATTAGTTCTTTCATTAAATCTCTCCTTTCTTAGCAATCCTTTGATTCATCTGTTCTTCAGCATCACTCAAAACTCTCTGAGTAGCAAACTGCCACTCCATTTTAGTCTCATTAGCTGTCTTATAATCTTCCCACGGGCCTGACAAAACGTCTCGTTGGTGCATTACATACCAACCTCTGTGTTTACCGTATTTGCGCTCAACTATTCGTAGGGTGCTCATTTCATCCCCTCCAATTCCTTAACACACTCTTCAATAGATTTCCTATTAATATACATGTGCATCATAAATGATACCTCTTTCTGTGTCAACTCCCTTTGTACAGATTCTTTGATGGCTGAGCAGTATGCCATCCAGAAGCTTGGGGTGTTTTGGATTGGTTTCATTTCCGAATCTCCTGTGGTTGGGCTTTTACAACCACTACTCCCTCTTCCTTCCCATCAATAATATCAAGCAACCTCACTATGTCAGCCCTTGTGTAAAACGTCTCCTCTGTTGGGCCAAGATAGCTTATGTGGAGGAGGGTGTTTTTAGGTGAAGTGATGACGAAGATTTCGTCTATGTCCTTGTCACGGAATGTGTGGGTCATTTGTCGAGCCCCGTAATTTCCAACATCTTTTGAATTTCCTCTTCAGGAAGATCCTTACAAAGCTCAAGGTAACGCTTCTTCTGAATCTCTTTCAGCTTCGGTTTCCATTCAGCTAAAACCTTCTGCACATCCTCTATTCCATATTGGATAGAAATAAGCCCTATCATACTTTCTGTGATGTGATGGTGTTCCATGAGGTATTCTTCGCGAGTCATTTTATTTTCCTCATTTTAACAGCATTCACAACATCCGTTATCAACTGCGGCTCACCATAAGCGTGTATGACAGTCTGTTTCAGCAGGTACACTTCTGGATAATAATGGGCACCATAGATGTAAGTGTCAATTTGCTTTACAACCTCCCAAGATTCAACCTCGCCAGTTCTGTTATCTACGACATGAACAGTTTCACCTTCTTCATATTGATTCATTTCCTCACCTCAATCAAGTCTGCATCATCATAATCGACCTTGAAAGGATTCTCTACCGTTGGTTCAAGCCTGTCAATACCGTACTTCTTGTAATTCTCATCTGAAAGCTCTACATCCAGCGTACGATTACCTTTGTGTTCAACTGACACTTTCCAGTTACCACTCTCAAGCTGCTCGGCTGTGTGCCAAAGCTTCGGTGATTGATATAGGCTACCATCAGCAAAGCCTGTTACTACATGCGGACCAAATGTGAGCAAGACATCTTCAGCACTGTATTTACTATTCATCTCTTCTCTCCCTTCTCAATTTGCTTACGTTTCACATACATGTATGTCATTTGCTTCCCATCCTCTGTGTTCACCGACACTATCACAACCTTATCTGCTTGTTCAAGGATTTGTTTCAGGAGACGGTAGGTGTCTAGGTGGATGATGGGCATTTGAGGCATCCCCTATTTGTTGTACAAAGGATAGCACTGTTGGGGATGCATTGCAAGCGGTGAATAGATTTGTTTGGAATATAAAATAATGTTGTGGGAGGGTGTAAATAAAGCTTGACATCCTTGAAAAATACTGTAAACTATTGTTGGAAGGGAACAGAAAACAATAAAGCCATTTTATTTTAATCTTAGTATTGCATTCTGAAAATAATGCTGTATAATCCCCCTTATTGAAATCTCATCTAACGGCAACGACATTCGAGATTTCTAGCGGCTACGGTGAATCAGTAGATATAGATTGTTGGTCGGTTAGTGTGGTGGCTAAAGCTTCCTATACGAGATGGCAGCAACAATCTGAATAAGTTGACGACTGTGAGTGATGGGAAAGTCAACAAGGTATTCTGAAAACCACTACCTCCCTGACAGAGCTAATAACTCTGTGCGATATGCTATGTGGTGAGACAATGCGTTATTAGTGTCATTGTCCTGAAGGCGGCTATGTGATCCGTGTAGACCGTAGAATGATTGAAAAGTCATTCTCTTAATCTCGTCTCAAGTTGGAAGAAACTATCTTTACGGATAGAGGCAGATAAGGCTATCAGATAAGGAGCAGTGCTCAGTCTTAGGCAGATTGTTAAATCTGTATGGCTGGGTAAGGCTTTTCTTTATCTGAAGTTTCTTATCTGAACTCAGTTGGAAGTGTAAATCTAAATATTAGTAAATAATAGGTAATTAAAGAAATGAACAAATACATAGATCCTTATGACTATGATAGGTACAGGGTGAGGCAAGACTTCCATAAAGAAATCATATTTATTTCTAAAAAGTATCAATGTAAAATTTCTGATATTGAGATAGACCCACATCACCCAACAGGTGAGGTTTGTATCTTCATAAAAAAGATTTGGTATGGCTACATTGATAATGAATTTTATAAAATGATGGAAGGGTTAGAAAGTTCTTGGGATTTGTAAATATCTATTGACATATTCTCACTTTACATGTTATTTTATAACTATTCTATCCAATAATTTAAAATAGGTGAAGTGTGGAACTAAAAGAATGCAGTAAAGGTCACTATTCAGAGCACACAAACAGCGGACGATGTAAAGACTGTATCTCTGAATATAACGAAGAGTTTAAAAGCGATACAAAATCTATCGAACGTAGTAAAAGACTTCGAGAATGGCATGAAGAAAGAAATTCTTACCTGACGGAAGATAATTTTGACGAACGGATCAAGAAGCGGAATTATTTTGCAAAAGCTAGATTTTCAAAACAAGGACATGAAGAAATTGAAAACTTCAAACCAGAAGACATTCGATATCTGTTAGAAATTCAGAGCAATGAATGCGCAGCATGTTTTGTATCTTTTGATGATGTAGCCTTCGAAATTGATCATATCCGACCAGTAGGAATAATTTCTTCAAATTCTGTGAAAAATCTTCAGTTGCTTTGCAAGTCTTGCAACAACAAAAAGTACAATTCTTGTCAAGACGACTTTATGTCTAAGATGCGCTACAATCAAGTTATGGATCAATTATCAGAGCTTCAAGAAGAATATTCGTATTTTGATTAGAAATATTGATTCAATTGTGAATATCTATTGACAAAATAGATATATGGATGTTATACTATCTCTGTTTGGTGTTAAAAAGATTTCCCTTGGTGATGTGCATTTGCGTAGCAAATATCCCCCAGCAATTTCCATGTGTTTGTTGCTGTAGGGTGAGACAAGGGAATACCAATTTCTCCACACATACCATAAGTAAAATCCTCCGATAACATAGGGTATGTGCTCCTCAACCAAACAATCTTTCTTCCTCTCTCTCTCCTCGGGTTGTTTGGTTATTTGCCCATCTGGTCGTTCCTCTCCTAACGATTTCAGGTGAGCTTTCTTAAATACATTCCTCACGTAGTGAACACAGATATTCTGTATTAGAGTGTATTTAAGAAATATTAAATTATGAATTTTTGCATAAAGGTGCATAATTATGGCAGGTTTGACAAAAGATAAACAAACTGCAAAGCAGAAAGAAACACAGTTCCAAGGTGAACGTAGTAACCGTAACACCAAAGGAAATTCAAAGGTTCGTATTAAAAAGTCTCAACTTCGTGAACTTGCAGATAAGCTTCGTACTCGTGAAGATATTGCCCTTGCGCTTATTGATAAAAGCCTAAAAAATGAAGAAGTGAACGCTGATTCTGTAGCAAGTGCTAAATGGGTTATCAATTCCATTGTAAGTGTTGAGAAGGCTGCAAACGCCGATGAAATCTCTAACTTCAAGGCTCGTATGGAAGGTAAGCGTGAGCCTGAAGAGCAGACTCCTGAAGAGATTAAAAGTGAATTGCGTCCACGTCTGAGTTTGGTGTTTACTCCAGACGAAGATGATGAGTAACATTTGTTACATTATCTAAACATCTCAACCTAAATGTTGTGTTTAGGTGACATAGAATCAGGCTTCGGCTTGGTATCGGGAACTGCCTAGTTCTCACCCAGCTATTCTGGCGGATAGCGAATAAATGACTGCTAGGAAAGACTAGTGAGCGGAGAGGGAGTCACTATGGACTCCACGACTGAATGCAGGTAAGCGTGGCATCAGTCAACTATACTATAGTCAATTATTTAATGAAGTATAATTGATTTCTTCAAAGCAGACGAGGCTGCCCCACTAAAAGCCTGTGTTGTCTGTCTACAGGCTATAATTCCTCAGAACAAGACAATCCCTAATATAAAAATAAAATAGGATTGTTAAAGTGGCAAATACGATTCCTGATATATCTTCAGTGAATGGTTCCTTTACCGATGTGTATACTTCTTCCGGTATCACAGTGGGAACTTCTATTATTATTCAAAATAAGAGCACTAGCGCACTATACGTGCAAATAAGTGCATTACAGCCCCTATCCACATCTACTGATGGCGTTTATATTCAACCCTATCAATTCTACGTAGTGGATGCTGGGGAAGTTGGTTGCTGGATTCGTGGAAACGGTAAAATTTGCGTACAGGATAATTCATAATGCCTGTACATCCGTATTTCCCCGGTAATAATTCCAGTGGAGAATCTGTAGAAGATTTGATGGCAGAGATGCCTGTGAGAGAAGTCTTCGTTAAGGATACTGATGGTCAGTTGATGGGCACAGGGATGAGGATGCTTCCTGACGGAACTCTTCTAGCCCCCGGTGGGTTCTCTGTAGAATCTGGCTCTATTGATTTTGGTGATGCTATCACCATGTCTGAATCTTCAGGCTTTGTCGGTATTCGCAATAACCTCTATAATGCAATGTATCAGCTTATAGATTATGGAGTTCCACGTACAAGTGCATCTCTATCTCCTACAATCTTTCAGCTCAATGAAGCCGAATGGATGTTTACGGCTCAGGCTGATGACAGCGTAAATCTTACATCCTCTCCGCTTGTTTTCAATTATACAACAACACTTAACGCAAGAACTAACAGTATTACATTTCGTGCATCTGCCCCAATGTCTAACGTTAGAATCAAGATTACAAAATCTGATGTGAACGTAGCATTGAAATATCTTCCTAGTAAATCTGTGTGGTCTACAGGAACAGGGGGTATGAACTTTGTTGTTGGTGATAACGTAGTAGATTTTAAAGATAGCCCCGTACCACTTTCAGCTGGTGTGATGCTCACCTTTGAAATTCGTGCCAATACAATGGCTATCAAAGGTAATAGTAGCGGTATTCCTTACTTTAGTGTGATGACACAACGAGGAGAGTTTGTAAGTCTTCCTTTGTCCCCTGAAGTAACAGCAGCAGCTATCCGCGATAAACTCGTAAGTCTTTCAGCGCCAAATAAACTTCCCAAGACAGCCATTCAAGATGGTGTGCTGACAGTTAATGGGCAGTTTGGGGATGTTGTAATTCCAGCCCAAGTTAATAGCGATTGGAACAGTGTAAGTGGTGTAAGTCAGATTTTAAACAAGCCTACACTGTTCAGTGGAAGCTACACAGATCTTACTAACAAACCAACAAGCTTCCCACCGTCAGGTCATACGCACAGTATTTCTGATGTTATTGGGTTGCAGACTGCTTTAGATGCTAAGTACAATACTCCAACAGGTACAACTTTACAGTACCTTCGTGGTGACGGATCTTTAGCAACATTTCCAAGTATTCCTGCTGCACAAGTGAATTCTGATTGGAACTCAGTATCTGGTGTATCTCAGGTATTGAATAAACCATCTGCTTTTACACCATCAGCACATACACAAGCTTGGTCAACGATTACAACTACACCAACCACTTTATCAGGTTACGGGATTATAGATGCCTATCCGCTTGCATCAAACCCAGCAGGATATCTGACAACCATTACAAGTGGTCAAATTACTACTGCATTAGGTTACACACCATATAACGGAACAACAAACCCTAATAGCTATATCACCCAAGCGGGTGCTCGTACAGCTATTAGTTTGACAACCACAGGGACAAGTGGAGCTGCAACATATAACAGTACAACGGGTGTTCTTAATGTTCCAAACTATGCCAATAGTGGCGGTACGGTAACAAGTATTACAGCAGGAACAGGCTTGAGTGGTGGTACAATTACAACAACGGGCACTATTTCAATGCCTAACGTTGGTACTGCTGGGAGTTACAATGGTACAATTACCACTGATGCACAAGGTCGCGTAACAGCAGGCACTAACAGAAGTTTTACCAATCCTACACGTAGTTTGAATACAGCTTTTCAAATTAGCGCTACACAAGATGCATTGGTAGCTTATTCTGTTGATATTAGTTGTACAGCAGCACTACTTGCTGGACAAGCTGGTCGCGTTGTTCTTGAATATGCTAATGAAGTTGGGTTTACAACTGGTGTCACAACTGTACAGACATCTGGTGCATCTGCTGGTGGTGTTCTGAACTTAGCAACTCTCAACAGTGCCAACCTGACAGGGTGTATTCCTGCTGGTAAGTACGTAAGATTGCGTACTGTAAATACCACAGGGACTCCAGTTTTTACGTACCAATCTGCACAGGAAGTATTGCTTGGTTAAGTAGCTTTATAGATTGCCCTTGAAATATAGGGCAATTTGTTAAATCTATTAAATAATTGAAATTAATAGTTGACAGAATTGGGGTGTATGCCTTATAGTTCTCTTATTGAAGCAATAAACTATTTAGGAGAATTAAGTGAATAAGTATAAGTTGTTTATCACAGGTACAGATTCAATCGGTCTGAGCTTTATTCAGAATGTTATTAAGTATGCTGGAAAAGGTGCAGTTCAAGATCAAACCAACAACCCTTTTATGAAATTTCCTCACAGCATCACTATGGTCATCGAGACTGAGGATTTCCTTGAAGATGAAATTGGTGTAAAAGTTGTTCCTATTGATATTCAGTACACTAAAGAATATCTGGAATCTCTTCCAATTGAGGAGATGCGTCCACTGGTAGCACAGAAAGGTGTTAAAGGGCGCGACAAAGTTAAAATGATTAAGCAATATCTTGCTGCTTGTGAAAGTGGTAAGAATGATGAGTCTTCGGAAGAAGACGAATAAAGAAGTGTAATGAGAGCGAACGGGATTGCAAGCCCTGCTGATTGCCGATACAATCAGCTAGCCTCACCTAATTAAATCTTATCGGAGATATTCAGTTTTGAATTACAGTAAAATTTATAATGATCTTGTAGCAAAAGCTAAAGTTCGTGGTCTTGATAAATCAAAAATAGATTTCTACACAGAAGCTCATCACATTGTCCCAGTATGTATTGGAGGAACAAATGAAGCTTCTAATTTTGTACTCTTCTCTGGAAGAGAGCACTTCATCGCCCACATGCTCTTGTGGATAGCTAATCCTCAAAACATCAGTTTGATGAGAGCTGCACATATCATGAGTTCACGTTGGACAAATGATATCGCAGGCAATAGTCACGTAGGTATTAATTCTAAAATTTATTCTAAGCTACGTGAAGAGTATTCTAAAGCTGTTAGTGTACAATGCTCTGGTGAAAACAACCCCATGTTCGGTGTGACACATCCTCCAGAAGTTATGGAAAGGATTAAAGCAACCCGGAAGGAAACAGAACGCAGAAAACGTCTTATTAACTGGAAGTTGAGTAATACTAAATATATGTCTCAATTCAACAGGAAACAAGACGACATTCAGCCATTTCTTATAAATATAGGTTCAGTTTTTCCAGCCTTTCGATTCAAAGGTGAGTTGAAAGATTGGTTGAGTTTTCATGTATATAAAGACTTCTGGCAACGCTCTGATAAGACCGGCCCGAAAGATTTTTCAACAAAAATACAAAAAGTCTCAGACCTTTATTTTAGCGGGACTTACTTCAAAACAATGATTGAAAGATTTTCGGATGATTTTGATCCCTCACAAAATCCAGATTTTATTGTAAAAGCCTTGAATAATAATTCAGACTATTACATTGAAGAAATTGAAAAATCTTTACATAAGACTTTAAAGGATATTGAACAAGAATATATCGCTGATTGGATGTCTAATAGAGAAGAAAACAGAGATAAAATTCAAACCACTTTAAGGTTACTTAATGTAGAAAAGCATAAGTATAACAGCAAAGCAAAATTTTCTCTGGTTGATGTAACAGAAGCTCTTATATTGTGGCGATCTGGTTTTGTAGAACAAAAGTTTCTAGCAAATCTTTACGGAGTGGCCAGAAATTCTGTATCTAACGCTCTCGAAAACAAAGAGAGGTGGTTGGAAGTTAAAACCAATATAGAACAAATTGAGGTAAGCGTCTTTGACAAATGTAGTCGCGCCTGCCAGCAAACCACAAGCGATGTTTTTGTCCACGCCTGATTGGGTGGACATCTGTTTCTACGGGGGTCAGGCTGGCGGAGGAAAAACTTGGGCAGGACTTGCCCATCACGCCAAATATATGCACGATCCCCTTTATAGAGGACTAACATTACGTCGAACTACACCGATGCTACTTAAGCCGGGTGCTGTTTGGGACGAAGCAAAACAACTTTATAAATTGTTAGATCCAGACTGTAGAGTAAGAATTAAAGATTTAAAGATTATTACAAGCTCAGATGCAGAAATTTTCTTTTCTCATTTCGAACGTGTGGATGACACAGATAACTTTCAAGGTGCTCAAATCTCCAGTTGCGTAATGGAGGAACTTTGTCAGTTTGAAGAATCCCAGTTCAACTACATTCTTTCTCGTTTGCGTACAAAGGCTAATATGAAGCCAAACATGCGCGCTACAATGAACCCAGACCCAGATAGTTGGGTTAGGAAGTATGTTGATTGGTATCTCTACCCAGAAGGTCATGAATTATTTGGTCGTCCTGACCCTGCAAAACAGGGTATAATTCGCTGGTTTGTTCGCCTAGATAATGAAATGTTTTGGGCAGATACAAAAGAAGAATTAGAAGAGCGATACCCCGATCTTACTCCTCTTTCTTTCCGTTTTATTTCCGCATCGGTATACGATAACCCACATATTGAGAAAAGCTATATTGCTTTTCTTCAAGGTTTGCCGCGTATCGAGAAAGAAATTCTTTTATACGGGAATTGGGAGGCTAGGCCAGATGGACAAGGTCTTATAAAACGCCACTGGTTCAAAGAAGAAGATCAAGAGCCGGCTTGGAGTGATATTGTTAAGACTGTTAGGGCATATGATGTCGCTGGCACTCTGAAGTCATCTGATAGCTCATATGATCCAGATTACACGGCTTGCATTAAGATTTCAAAAATGAAGGATGGTACTTATTTCATCCACGATGTTCAACGGACACGAATTCGTTTTGGTGATTGGAAAGCTTTCATTGTAGAGAACGCACAAAGGGATGGGAGCAAAGTAGATATTGTTTTACCACTTGATCCTAACCCCGCATCGAAAGCTGCAACAACAATGCTTGCAAGAGAAATCTCAGCAGAAGGATTCTTTGTAAGAACTATGCGTGCGAATTCTAGTAAAGTTGATAGATTCAGACCCTTCGCGTCTATGTGTATGAATGGGGGGATTAGAATCTTGAAGAATTGTGGGACAGACTTTGAGAACAAGGTTTTCAGTGAGCTTGGATTCTTTTACAAAGAATTGGAGACATTCACGGGAGAAAGAAAGTCTGGCGCAAATGGTCATGATGATCTTGTGGACGTGTGCAGTGATGGCTTTATGATATTAGCACAAAAACAAATTATTCCAAACTTCACTTCTGGACTGTTGTCCGCAAATCTAACACGAACTAATCCATTTACCCAATAGGAGAGACAATGGTAGATACAACAGATGTCTCCCTAGAGGCCGGTGAAAATGATACTCCAGCCTTGACAATGGGTGAGATGGGCAGTCCGGGACTCCTAACTTTAGGTGGCCAAGTAATCGAGGAATGTAGTCGAGAACTTCGTTGGCCTGAAGCTATCAACACCTACAAACGTATGGCAAAAGACGGAGCAATTGCTCCGGCCCTTGAGCTTGTAGAAATGATGATAGCTAGGGTTCCGTGGACTGTTAAGATCCCCGAGGGTTACGAAGAACAGCTAAAAGATAAAGCTAACTTTGTACGCCAATGCATAGGGGATATGGAACACGACTTCCAGAGCTTTATCAAACAAGCAGTAAGCTTTAATCGCTACGGTTTCGCCGTGACAGAAAAGGTTTACAGGTTTAGGAATAAAGACAAAGGAAGTAAGTATGACGATGGTTTGATTGGAATTAAGAAACTCCCAATTCGAGCGCAAGATACTGTGGAAGGTTGGTATTGGACTAACAAAGGACGTGATCTTGGTGGTTTCTACCAGCGAGTTTGCAATCCCGGTAACGCCTCATATATGGGGTGGGATTTTGTTCAAACAGCAGATAATGAAACAACTCTTAAGAAAATCCCTAGGAAAAAGTTTCTACTCTTCCGCAACAATCCCTTGAAAAATAGTCCCGTAGGAACTTCTCCACTGAATGGTGCATGGCAAGCTTGGAAATATAAGCAAGCCTATCAGGAAAGTGAGGCTATTGCTGTTGCTCAAGATTCTAATGGATTCAAAGTTCTATATATTCCCCCAGAATATATGACAAACGATGCTAGTGAAGATAAGAAAGCAGCTTTCGAAGAATACAAAAAAATCTTGGCTAATATGCATCAGGCCAAACAATCTGGTGTAATTCTTCCACTAGTTCTTGACCAAGATGGGAACAAGATGTTCGAACTTAAATTCGAATCCATCACCGGTCAGAAGTCTTACGACACTAACGCTATTATCAACAGATACACCTCTGAGATTTTGACGGCGTTGTTCGCGGATTTTCTTTCCCTTGGCAGCAATGGTAGCGGTAGCTTCTCACTTGCAGAATCTAAGATTAGTGTTGTTGAGATGGCCATTCAATCTAAATTGGATGAAATCAAAGCACAGCTTAATCATGATCTTATAAAACAACTATTTGAGTTGAATGGGTGGGATACCGATGTTCTTCCTTATCTCGATTATGGTTCTGTAAGTTCTGAGTCTCTTGATGAGCTTGGTAAATTTATTCAGCGTGTCTCTGCAACAGGTAATCTTCCTAAAGTTCCTGAAGTCATCAATTGGATTATGCAACAAGCAGATATCCCTTATCGTGTTGACCTTGATTTGTCTACAGAAGATCTTACAAAGATTCTTTCACCTGACACATCAGCGAGCGGAAGCGGGCTTGAAAGCGGTCTTCCATCAGGAACAGGTAATGCGGATGGTAGCTCAGGTGATTCCTCAACATCAAATAACGAAAACACATAGGGAGTCCATTAATGGCTCATGAACTCATTCGTCTTAGGGCGAAGCTGTTCGACACTCCTTTGCTAGTGGACTCTAAAAGTTTTGAATCTATTCTTAACTATGTAGATAAGCGTTGTGAAGGTACTG